AAGTAGTAATATAAAACTACTAAATAAAAATGTATTTAATGAAATATTCTCATTCCAGCACATATTAATTATAAAATATAATTTTATTATATTTTTTTGTCCCATTTTAAATCTTCAAGGGTGTAAATATGCAAAGGTGCAAATAGCCTTTTGCATGTTTATAGATACGCATTGGATGCCAATGGACCATTATCCGCAAACGCACCAGTTACAGATGGCCTAGTTGGATATGTAGGCAAATATCTGTATTTAGCTGGTTCCGCAGAATATTTGTACGCAATTTCCTCATCCACTATTTTTTCTTCCTCATTGAATGCTTGCATCCATGTATCTTCGCCATAATATACTTGATGAACTTTGTTAAATTCACTGGATTTTCCATTTGGCTTTTTAAAGAAAGCCGCCTGGGTGCCAATGTCTGTAGTTAAACTGCTATATTTCGGCGTTGCATTATATGTCAAACGTCCAGCATCATTTTGACCACGCACATTATAGGTATATTTTTGCGGCTCATCAAGCACTGGTTGGCATCCATAGCAATCCACGTCGCTAGTACACTGCTCTCTTGTAATAGAGCATTGAGATTGAGGTCCACATTTATTTTTGCAACTAAATGTTGTGGTTAATGGAACATCCACCGTGTGACTTGTTTCGGGCGTATTCTTATCTTGGATAATTTGCGCATTAGGATCAAACCCTTCTTTAACACCAACATAATTATTAATTATTAAATAGTGGAACCAATAGAAAATTCCAAAAATAAGGGCTACTGATATTATTGCCAATATAATATTTAGATTTCTATTTTTCATTATTAATTTTCTCATATATTATACGTTTTTATTTTATTTTAGTTTAATTTATTGCTGGTCTGGTCTACCTTTACTGATTTATGTAGATTTATGGCAAAATTTTATATCGCTTTAATATAAATGTCAAATGCTTTATCAAATGTATGGTCAAAAATTGCAGGTAATGGAATATTTGGTGGCGGATCATTAACTTCAACGGCTAATCCAACAACAGCTACTACAAGCAATGAGGATACTGCTATTGAAGATAAAAAGGCCGAACAGAGTTCTGGGTCTAGCGCAAAATCCCCCGATTTTAATGCATTTAATATGGCAGTTGCCAATAATATCAAGGGCATCATTTACATTATCATTGTGGGTGCAATGGGTGTTTATTTTGCCAAAGTAGCTCAGGCTAATGTGCTTCCAGATAATATTGATTATTCGCCTTATACAGATAAGCCAAGACAAGTGGAATCCGTTCTTATTAATGCAAATTTAGTCAAGGTAGGATCTCTCTTTTCCAAAGCTCCAGAAATATTTTGCACAAAAGTAGAATTTCCTGTTGAAGGCCCCAAGTCTGTTCAAGAAAAAATGGCAAATTCTTTTATTTTTTCAAAATTTAAAGGTGCACAGAAACCTAAAACTGATACAATTAGCATTATGGACGCATTAAAGAAATATATGAGCGATGTCTTAGTAAATGTTTACCCATATAATTTTATGGTAATAAATACATTATTTGGCGCCATGAATGAGAATTTGAGCGAAGGCGTAATTTATATACTTTTTCCTTTAATATTTGGAACGCTCTTCTTTTCTCTATTTTTTATGTTTAACTTGGTATTAATTGTTATTAATTTGTTTTTCTATTTGGCTGATTTTTTTCAATATTATGATGGCACCGAATGGCAAAGTTCCACAGATGATGCACCTGAAGGCTACAATTGGTGGATAAGATTGGCAATAATGCTTGCATTTGTCTTTTTGGGCCTTGGACTATGCATTATTGGATTGCCCTTAGTAACTATGGTAACTAGTTTGTCTATGGCTCTTTCACTAAAGGCGGATGTTGTAAAGGACGAAAAATTAACGGGCGAGACCTTTGGTTTTGTGAGTACGCTTTTATCAAGCATTTTGTACAAGGGGCAATTATTGATGGCGCTGTTTTCATTTGATTTGATTATAGATGCATTTACTAATTTAAATAACAACTACGGAGTTGGTTGTATTATAGCTATTTTATTCTTATATTTTGTGTCTCCTCTGTTTAAACAGTACAATGTTAAACCAGCTGAGGATAACAGTATTTCAGTATGCACAACAGATGGCAAAGCATATGAAAAGGCGGTAGCATATAGCGACGAAGTTGGAGGTAAAATTCTAGAAGCAACATCATTGACATCTAAAACAAAGGATTGGACAAAGAGCAAAGCAAGCGCTGCTAAAAATACTTTTAGTAGGACATCTTCATCTTCTTCCCCTATAGAAGTAAATAAATCCCCTATTTTGTCAAGCCCGTCTTTATCCAAGGATAACTATGCAGATGCAATGGAAACGAGACCACTTACAGTAACTCGTCCAATTAATCCAATTATTTCTAATGGTACAGGTGAAGAAGAAGAATATACTATGCTGGGCGGTAAAAAACTCCCAAAAAGAAAAGGAGTTTCTGTAAAGAAATAAACAATCCAATAATTAAACATTCATATCAAAATAAAGTATTTAGAAATTATTTAAATACTTTATACAATGGGCAAAAATAGCAAAACTGTTAATAAAGTAAAAAAGGATCTTCCTTTGATAAGTGTTTGTACACCAACTTTTAATAGACGCCCCTTTATACCGTCTCTTATAAAATGCTTTCAATCACAGACTTATCCAATGGATAAGATTGAATGGATTATTGTAGATGATGGAACGGACAAGATTGAGGATCTAGTAGCGCATATACCACAAGTTAAATATTTCAAATACGATGAACGAATGTATTTGGGAAGAAAGCGCAATGCAATGCACGATAAATGCAACGGAGAAATTATTGTATACATGGATGACGACGACTATTACCCGCCAGAACGTATTTCACATGCAGTTGAAACATTGATGAAAAATCCGCAAGCTATGTGCGCAGGTTCAAGTGAAATGAATATATATTTTAAGCACATTCAAACCATGTATCAATTTGGCCCGTATAATAAGACTCATGCCACTGCGGCCACATTTGCATTTAGGAGGGAGCTTTTAAAAGAGGCAAGATACGATGATGCGACAGCAGTTGCCGAGGAAAAGGCGTTTTTAAAGAACTACACCGTTCCTTTTGTCCAACTAGATACTACAAAGACGATTCTTGTATTTTCACACGTCCATAACTCTTTTGATAAGAAAGTATTATTGGAAACGCCAAATAGCTTCATCAATATTTCAGCTAGAACCGTGGATGACTTTATCCAAGATCCAGAACTGAAAAAATTTTATATGGAGGACATTGACGAGGCTTTGGCGAATTATGAGCCTGGTAGACCAGAACACAAGCCAGAAGTTTTAAAGCAGATCCAAGACTTGAAGGAAGAGAGGCAACGCAGAATTGAAGAGATACAAAAAGAGACGCAAAAACAGTTTCAAGACATGCAGGTGGTATCTCGTGGGGAACATGAAGCATTAAAACAGCATTACGAAAAAATATTGCAAAGTAAGGATACTCTTATTAATGAATTATTTAGACAACACAAGGAAATGAAAGCAAAGATTGCACAATATGAAAACAATAATAAGACCAACAAGTAGTCAAATACTCATTAATATATATTTTGAAAGGGCTTAAAGCCCCGTCGCTATAATACAGTATAAACAGCGACAGCCAATAGAATGCCTGAGCAAGACTTTTATGCACCGAACTATGATGAGGGGGAATACATTGAGAAGACCTCAAATGGGAGAAAAGCTACGGATTTTGAAGACATGAAGAAGGAGGACAAGCACTATTACAAGCTTCTTCATGCGACAAACCAGATGATTGATGGCAAGTTTTACAAGAAGCTGTACATTGAGGCGTATTCTTCTGGTGATACTGGTTGCCGAATCCGCGACGCCGTTACTGGAGAATACACCAAGTACATAGTTGGAAGTCCAGACGAGGATCTCTTTTTCAAGATGCGCGATTGCACTGGAGTCATGGGTAAAAGAAATGATGCAGGATCGTTTTTCTACCTATCACCAGAGCAGTATGAGCGAGCTCGTTATTGCAGGGTGTCCACAGATGTTAAGGAGGCGTGGAACAGGAAGTACATTGCGGCCATGAAGCGAATGCAATTGGAGGACAATTAAAAAAATAGTAGATTATTCACTCAAATGCATATATAAAATATAGTGATTTTTCAAAATAAACATCACTATATTCAAATACTTATTAATTTTAAATATTTCAATAGTCTATGCAAGTTTTTACAGCAAAAATTAATGTTAATTGCATAAATATAATGGCATAAATACAATGACATATAGTATATAATAACCAATGTTTATCAAGCTACTACTATTATTCTATTTTTTCATAAAGCAGGGTGCATCATTTATTACAAAGAATAAATTTTATAGAAGCACATCTATTTATTTGCAAGTAGAAGACTTACCAAATGACAATAACAATAATTCCACTGCAAATGTACCAATACCAGAGCAAACAATATCTCAGTTTATAACGGATCCAGATAAATTTACAACAAACTTTCCAGTTGGGTTTCGCAAGGTTAAGCGTGAAAATGAGGGATGTGATGAACGATTCAATATAATAAAAACACACGATGAGATGATTGAAGCAGAAGAATCTATTTACAGATTTAAACGGATGTTTCAACAACAGACTCTATTAAAATATTTGGAGAGCACTTCATATGGAACCATGAATAAATTAGCAATTATTGAAGCTAATAGTAGTTTATTAAACAGCGAACCAGGTCTTAATGGATCTATTAAGCAAACAGATTTAACAGCAGGAGGGTTGTACAAATTTTGGAACATGGATGAAGAGTTTTAACGGTTTATACAATAATAATATTTATAAAAATTGAATCAATAGTAGTAAAGTAAAATACTAATACACCGCGTACTCCAGCCATGGCAACCAATCAGCCCGTAGATATCTTGCATTTTATTCCTGTTCTTCTGGAAATTATTCCAGAAGATCAAGAATCCCTTAGAAAAGCCCTAATCAAATATAAGGGTGAAAAATGGAATCAAGCACCCGAACTAAGAGTCGGGCTACTTTGGATAGAAGTAAAAAATATACTGGAAAACCATGTTCAACCAATTGATGCAGATTGGAAGACAAAACTTGTTGTAAGCTTTAATAGTCAAGGGCGATCATTGTAGAAATACTAACGTAGATCCATCCATAATTTTCCCAGCATATTTTTACCCAGGATGCGTATTTTTCCATCTATAACAACTCCTTTTCCTTCCCATACTCTGGTCTTTTCCAGACGTTCTTCACTGCATCTTAAAGCTGGATGTACCAAGATTTTATTGCAGCTTTTTGCCAAATCACTTCTAACCTCTGGATAATTTTCCAGTTTCCATCTGCATATTTCTCTTTGAACTTCTATACTAACATGATCCCATTGTTGTAATTCTGCATTATTCAATAAGAAACCTCTTTTCCCTCCCATTTTTTTAGCCTGTGCACAAGTTATGGATACATTTGCATTTGTTTTTAAAAACTTTTGCCCATAAGCAAGTAGCGCATTCTTTCTTTCTTCATCCTCGCATATTTGACCAAGCCGAAAATATTTTTCACCGTGAAAGCAATGTTCCCCGCTTTCATAAACACGGATAATGCCGTTACAAATTACTGCAACGTCATTTTCCCAAAAATTGCTCAAGGATCTATACTCCTTTTTACCAGAGAAGAAATTTGCAACTCCTTCTTCTAATATCTGTTTTCCTGTAGGCATCTTAACCCTAGTCTTATTCGTATGCTAGTCTAGTAGATTTATTAGACTAGCTTTCAATTTTAATTAATATAATACAATATCCTCAAATTCAATACGAATATACATATGTATATAACATTTAAGTCATTTTATTAGGCATTTTGAATGTAAAAAGCTGTAAAATTACCAAAGAATTTTACGCGCTAAATTATTAGCTGAATAACGGTTGCTAGCCCAATCTCCCTTAATGTTTTTAGAACGCGTTAGATAATTTTTACGGCGCGCTTTATCGTTATGTTTTGTAAAATCTTCATATCCCATTTGTCCAAAATTAATCCAGCGATTATTTTTTTTATCAAATATGGAATATTTTTTTTGTGAATTGGTTGAAGGGTATAATTTTGCAGTGCGCCCTAAATATTTATATGCATTGGATTGAGCAGTACGAGGATTTGAGTATAACTGAAGACGCGAAGGCCAATTTCTTTTTTTTTGAGTTTTATTTTTTGCAGGCATTATAATAAACAAATATTTTTATTTGAAAGGACTATTTTACTCTTAATATAAATAATTGGCGTAAATGAGAAAATATGTAATACAATATCTACTCTCCTATAGAGCATTCATCAACTGATACATCGTCATTCCCTTCTGCATCTTCCTTGGTATATTTTTCTAAATACCTGTAAATCCTATTAATATCCAATTTGGTAATCTCATAGTTCTCAAATAGATTAATAATGTCATTATCATCATCATATTTCTTCCTTAGGTCTAGGAAGAAGATGAACAAATCCTTCTTATCCATTCCCAACTGTTGACACAGGTTTTGAATAAAGATGGAATTGTTGTACTCGGTTGAGTACTTGGTCAACACTTTTGTGAAGCGCAACTCCGCAGGATTAAATTTCTGTTTCTTCTTAAATGAATCATGATAAATTTTATTGTTGTTAAATGTTTTAATCAAAGAACTCATCTCATTAAACTGCCAAATTTGTTTTTGAAATGTGATCCTATCAATGTAATCTGCAAAACACATATTATCAAGAATCTTTAAATAAAATGGAATAGACACGTCCTTTTTAGCTTTGCCTATAACATCAATTATATTCTCGTGCCATAACAACCCAACAATAGTCCTATCCGTCTCATTCATAATATTCAAATGTAGATCCATTGGATAATGATTGTTGATTAATTTCTGCGTAATATTTTTGGTGTCATCATTGTAAGATTTTGTTTGGAATATATTTTGTATTATTTCATTTTTTAGAATAGACTGCTTATTATTGTAAATTTCATAAATACTTTTAAGTTTTCTAAGATCTCCCTGAATAAACTTAATAATATTTTCTAATAGAGTATTTTCTGTTTCTATTGTTGGCATGATTTCATGAATAATATTAGTAATTTGAGGTTTTGTAGGAGTTTTCAGTTCAACAACATTGCACACTTTCATGAGCTCTTTGATCTTCTTGTCAATGTGATAGTTGCCAATGCAAATAATTGGGTTCAACGTCACCTCTTCAAGGCGCTGCTTCTTTGTCTTCTTTGGGCGTATCAACTTAATTAGTGTATTAATTCCACCCTTGTCGCCATTATTCATGCCGTCAATTTCATCCATGACAATAGCAATTTTTTGCACTTTTTTATGAAACAAGCTCATAATATTTTTATCAGACATGTTGTGTTTTGTAATAGTATCAATGATGGACTTATTTCTAATATCACCAGCATCATATTTAATCACGTCATAGTTTAATTGCTTCAATATTTGAACGACAAATGATGTTTTTCCCGAACCAGGATCGCCGTATATATAGATGCCTTTTTTAGTTAAAAAATTGTGTTTATTTAGTTCAAAATTTTCAAGGATTTCTTTTATCTGTTTTTCTTCCTCTTGTCGGTTCAAAAATTGGTTAATATTTAATTTGTCCATCTTTTATTAATAACAATATTCTTTTTATGTTGATTTTTACTCAAACCAAGTGTTTTTAATAATTCTTCAACCGCATTTCGGCAATTTGCAGATTCATTCGTAATGCAAAAATTTTGCAAAAAATAGATGTAGTTTGCAAATACAGTAGAGTTGTACCTGTATTTTTTAATGGTTAGCCATCGTTTATAATTTTCTTTTACAATGTAGTTGAAAACAAAGATATTATCTCTGCGCACCATGTCGCGTATATAATTTTCTATTTGTCCTGGAATAATGTGAGCTCTTATGGATTTGTGATATAATTCGTAATTTGCCTTGGATAGCACAGCCAACCTATATCGCGGTATATATTCTTTTATAATATCAACCAGCTCTAATGGCATGCGAACTCTAATGTAAAACAATAACTTGTCAATATTCCTTGTGCGGTCTTTAAGTTCATTCATATAATATATAATGGACGGAGATTATTTTTAAAATTGATTGCATTTTGACGCAATAAATTTTTTTACAACTGATTAACTACGTGACTGAATCATGAGTCAAATTATGATCTTGCGCATTATAAATATTGCCAAGAGTGTTTCTTTAGAAGATTTATATGATGAAATTGATCGGTTGTGTATGGGAACTATAAGCAAAATTATTTATACTGTGAGCTTCAATGATGACTATGCGGAGGCATTGGTTTCATTTGACACATGGACTGGGGTTCCAGAAGAGTGTACTTCTATGCCAGAAGGGGAATTCATCTCGTTTATGCCTGATAACATCAAATCTTTTGTAAATGAGATTTCTGGTTGCAACTATGCTTATATACCTTTTATAAAGGTGCATGGACATGAATGTTGGTTGGGAAAAAATGTCACAAATGAATATATTACAAATGAAATCGTTGAAATTAAATCTAAAATTAAAAACCAGAAAACTTTTCTCAAAATTCAAGAAATTCCTGGTGATATTGAGCCCAGTAAAATTACTGCAATGTTTGCTATACTGGGGTCAATTGATGCGCTAGAATTTATATGGTCAAACAAAATGCAAACCATTGAAGAAGTTTTGCAATGTGGGATTATGTGCAAGATATATGTCCAGTTTGAAGATGCTCATGAAATGTACATGAACTTGAAAACCTCTGGAAAAACTCTCTAATATGATTTTTAACAGATTTATCTTATTTACCATTTTTCATAAATAGTATTTCATTTTCTTGAGTGACTATCAAATTTTTGAGAAATGGTTGTATATTATTCTTTTTCTCTAGTAATTTTTTACTCATATGAATCGCCATAGAGTGATGTGGAATCATTCCCAATTTATATTGATCTTCATTTATTAAAAATTGTGTTCTTATACACCAGAAATTTCCAATTACTAAAATGGCTCCTACTATAAGTGGAGTGCGCTCTTTAAAAAACAGCCCCATAAATAAAAACATCCATCCCGTCATTAGCAGTATCATGTATACATCATTTAAACTGAATCTTACATCGTCCCATTTATCAACCCACATATTCATAGTTGATAATGCACCAGATACAATCATTATAAAAAACATTACAACATAATGATTGTTCTGCATATTGTGCATGTTCTTCATTATAACTATAGATATATAATATAGTTATAATTTTTTACAAGTTTTTAAGTTTTACAACTCTATGTCAATGTGTTGCCATTTGACTGATCGCATGGATTTGGCACACCATATGTGATGCCATCCCACGAGACACCACACTTATTTGCCCATGTCGCCTTTGTGCAAGGACCGTTGTCACCACTAAACGCATCAGTAGTAAAATTCATCACCTTTTGATCCTTATAAGTGCCATTATATGTTGATTGAGAACAGTTTTGAACTCCTAAATTCTTGCTATTATAGCAAGCAGCACCGTTTCCAGAGAGATCCACCCAATAATCAGGACAGTCTCCTGTAATAGGAGGCCATCCATTGGCATACTTTGATTTAGATAAGGCGATACCTATTAATACAAGGGTAACGATAAGCAGAATGATTGCTATTGTAAGAACAATTGATTGAAAATTCCACGCCATTATATAGAATAAATAGATATATTTTTTTTATGAGTGTATTATAAAATGAGCAAACCTGTAAAACTTGGAAATAATGGAAGAGTTGATATGAATGGTCCTAGTACAAAGAATTTATTTGCCATGTATGATAAGATTCCAGCACACCAATGTTCTACATTTAGGGATCCAACGGAGGGATTATGGACGGATACACAATTGTCTGATATGTTTTTCTCTAAACAAAACATTCAAATCTTGCAAAATGGTATTCGCGCTGGTGTATATGAACGTTCTAATGGCCAATATGTGATTGGTCCCCAAGATTGCGATTCTCTTAAAATTATTATGCGAAGCGTTTTTTTACAACATGCTGCAAATCAGGCTCGCAATATTGCTGGCCAAGTTGCCGAACTTAACAAGATTGTTTTAGACTATTGCGTTTATCAAGTCTATGGTGAGGCACAGGGATATATGAAATACTTAAGAGACGTTAGCAGTCTTGCAGTTCCTATTGCCCACCCTGTTATGGAGAAGGATCAATCCAAAGAGCTCATCCTTAAATCTTGGTTTTAGGCCCTGCCAGCCCCTTACTATCAACCATTTTATCTTTTCAAAGTATGAACAAGGGAAGAAAAAGGTTTTGAACCCAACTAATATAAATTAAAAATCTCCATTTATATTAATCCATCATGTACAACAATACCCCCAATTCATCTTTTGCTGATAAACAAACAATAGAGATCATACGAATGATGATACAAATTGCATTATTAGTTGTAGTCACCACATTCTTGATCATGTTCCAAAAAAGTAATACAATTGTTTTTATTGGCATGTTTTTGATGCTCGTCTTTATTTACTACTATTTACGCGTTAATCTTTTCTTCCTTATTATTGTTGGATTTGGAGGATCTTTTACTGAAGCGGTTGTTATCTGCTTAACAGATTTCTTATGGAAGTATAGATCCCCCAGCTTTTGCAACATCCCATGTTGGTTGCCATTATTGTGGGCCATTGTTGGAACGGGAGTTTTAGGATTGTATAAATTATCCTTATTGATTTCAGGAGAGGTTTCTAAAATATAAAACATAAAAAAAATAATTATTTATGGTGTAAAATTTATAATTATTTTTACACCTTCGCACATTTTAAACGCCAATTTTTTAGATCTTATATTTTTTCTAACCTAATTGTAAATGAAACACTCGTTTACAATTATTTGTTGTGTAGTTATTCTTCTAATTATCACGGTTATCGGATATATCATATGCCAGTCATCGTGTAATTCAGCACCACCTATTGACCCTAATAAAAAAGGGGCTTCTGTACTTGTCCTCGGATGTATTGACCCCCGTTTTGCCAATGCTCTCGCATGGCATCTAACACACTCAGAAGAACTTCATATGGACTACGATTTATTTACACTTGCTGGTGCATCCCTCGGTGTTCTACAAGATACGTACCCGCACTGGAGTCAAGTTTTTCAAAACCACGTTGATTTGGCAATTAAGTTACATAGTATTAATGAAATATGGGTATTTGACCATATGGATTGCGGAATGTATAAAGCAACTCTCGGTTTAAAAGAGGATACAGACCCGCATATTCATGTAAATAAATTACAAGAATTACAGACAAAGTTAAAAACTAAGTATCCTACACTCGGATTCCGTGGATATATTATAGACACAGATGGCTCAATTAATAGGGTTATTTAGTTTATGAGATAAATTTGTTATAAGCGGAGAGTATTTCGACACTTATGTCAATCCGTGACAAATAATCTCTTCAAGATTCTCCGCTACTATCCACCCCAACTCATAGATACTATATAATAAAAATATCTTGCAAAAACATTGAAACTTTATTTATAAAATTGGCTTTTTAAATGTGCAAAGGTGTAAATCATAGTTTTACTCTTCAATAAGCATTACTAGTGCCTTTTTTTCAGCTGACTTGACCGTCTTCTTGACAGTCTTTTTCTTCTCTGCCTTTTCGCCTAGCATAGAACGAATGCGCTCCTCACGATATTTTTCATAATCTGCGGACAGGATATTAAGCTCCTCCAGCCACATTGCATTCTCACTTTTTGCCAATACAGCTTCTAGCTCGGTTGTCTTCTCACCATGCTCCTTATTTAACTTTGCAACATTCTCATCGGTCACACTATCCATCGGCATCTTGACAAGATACTTGTAGTCTTCATCATCTCCAATCTTGGCAAATCCCTTGGACTCCAGCATATCAATAACTTGCTCCTTCTTCTTTTTGCGCAAGTCAATCTCGTCTGTTAGTGTAAGACTAATGTATCGCGCCTTGTTTGACAGCACGAGGAGCTCCTGAGTCAACGAGGCCACCATGTATTCCTTGCGCTTCTTGTAAAGCTCCAGACGCTTCTCAAAGTAGTCGTCAATGATCTGCGGCACGCTGTCATATTTCTTCAGCTTCTCCTCTGCGTCAAAGAGATGCATATTAGATGTTGACGATGTCGTGCAAAGCTTGAAGGTCTTCTCTATTCCATTACAACCGTGATCGGCCTTTACCAATTCCAACTCGGCAAGCTTGCCTTTTTGTAAAGTGATGGTAAAATCCACTGTGGTATCTTTGCTCATATCATCATAATCCTTGACAAGAGGCTGTACCTTTTTCCCAGCTTTATCTGTAGCTTCGGTCAATGACTCCAAGTGCTCCTTGAAATCATCGGTCCATGTTCCAACTGGGAGCTCAGTGATGCGGATCTTATCGGGTCCAACCTTCTCATACTTGCCGCGGATCAAGAATTTTGTCTCTGTAATTTTTGTAATTGTGCCATTGAATCCTTCATAATAAGGAACAAACTCACACGCCTCCAAGGCTCCATTACCAAGCTTGTACTTCAAATAGGAAATAATCTCGCGAGGATTGTAACACATGATGTCAGTACTGAATCCAGTGCCAATGCCCTTGGACCCGTTGACAAGAACCATTGGAATAATCGGTGCATAGAAGATGGGCTCCACTGGGAATCCGTCATCCGTCAAGTACTCCAAGATATTATCATCTACTGCTGGAAAGATACTGCGAGTAATGCGACTGAGAAGAGTGAAGATATATCTCTCAGATGCACTATCCTTGCCGCCCTGCAACCTCGTGCCAAATTGGCCGTTGGGTGCAAACAGATTGATATTATTGGAGCCCACAAAATTCTGCGCCATGCCAACAATTGCTGCATTTAGAGACGCCTCGCCGTGATGATAGCAAGAGTGCTCAGACACATAACCAGTAAACTGTGCTACTTTGATCTCATTTGTCAAGTTCTTCTTGAACCCAGCAAAGAGAATCTTACGCAGAGAAATCTTGAGCCCATCCATCAAGTTTGGAATGCTGCGATCGCAATCATACTTGGAGAAGTGAATGAGCTCCTCATTGATAAACTCCTTGTAAGAAACTGACTCCTTACTGGTGTCCAGGAAGCGATCGCGTTCATAATCCTCTAGCCACTCTTTGCGATCTTCGGCGCGCTTCTTGTTAAAGACCATGTCAATAGAATCATCGCATGCATCTCCACTATGACTGAAACCAACGAGCTTCTTCTTTTGAAAATACTCCTTGAACTCTGCGCCAGTACTTGTACCAAGACCCTTGTAATACTTCACCTTCCAACCTGCACTGCCATTGGGCTGATCCTCCTTCCATTCCTCAAACTCACCCTCATTGTAGAAGACGAGTTCTTGTGCGCCCTTCTTGGCCTTTAAAATGGGGGTATTCATGAAACCAATGAAGCCAGGAATCTTTGCTAGCGAAGGCCACTCTGTGTGAAACAAGTTGATGCAGAGACCCTTGATGTGACTGCCGTCTAAATCTTGATCCGTCATAAAGAGTACGCGACTGTATCGCAGACTTTTTGCAACGTCTTCCGCACTCTTGTATTCCTTACCGATCTCTAGACCCAGAATCTTCTTGATGTCAATAATCTCTTTATTCTCGGCAATCTTCTTGGTTGCTTCGCCGCGAACATTGAGGACCTTACCCTTGAGAGGATAAACGCCGATAGTATTCCTGTCCTCCGAGGATAGACCAGAGACAATACCAGCCTTGGCCGAATCTCCCTCGCAAAAGATAATGATGCACTCGCTGGACTTTTCTGTGCCTGCCCAATTTGCATCAATCAGTTTGGGAATTCCGCGAATGTTCTTGGACTTGGTTCCATCGGTCTTCTTTGCGGCCTTGTTCTCTTTCACTTCAGTGAGCGCACAAGCTGCATCCATGACGCCCATCTTGGCAATCTTTTCAATAAACTTCTCACTAACTGTGCAAGTAGAACCAAACTTTGCACTCGGTGTGTTCATAAAGTCCTTGGTCTGGCTATCAAATGCAGGATTCTCAATATCGCAGCGCAAGAAGAGAACCAGTTGTTCCTTGATGCTGGTTGCATTAACCTTGATCTTCTTCTTCTTTTCAATGTAGTCAACAAGCTTTCGTGTAATTTGACCGAGGATATAGTCTACGTGCTTGCCACCCTTTGCAGTGTGAATGCCGTTGACAAAACTAACCTGGATAAACTCGTGATTCGGTGAAAGTGCGACTGCATATTCCCATCTAGCCGTAGACTCACCCTCGTAAACGCGAGGAGACTTGTCTTTTGGTCCAATGTAAAGGTCAATGTATTGCTGAAAATTCTTTACTGGAATGACCTGAGAGTTGTACTTAACTTTTACGGACTTATCCGTAACGGCAGCAATATCGTGTATTCTCTTTTTCAAGAGGGCAATCATATCGGCATCAAGACCAGCAATTCCCAGTCGCGCGTAATCAGGCTTGAAAGTGATCTTAGTATAAGGCTTAGACTTGCACTTGGTGATCACTGGCTTACCAATCACATCCAAGTTGTTACTAAACTCCTGAGTATACTTGAGTCCACGCACATGGTCAACCGTCTCCACGGATCCACTTGTAGACCAAATGAGAACCAACTTGAACCCAAAACCATTCTTGCCTCCAACAATCTTCTTCTCCGTCTTGTCATAATTGGTAGACGTGCGAAGGTGACCGAAGATCAGTTCGGGAATCCAAATCTTGTACTCTGGGTGCTGTGCGACATCAATACCGTTACCATCGTTAATCATGATAATGGTACCATCCTCTTGAATCGCAATGTCAATGTAAGAAACGGGAATGCTATTGGGTGCGCCTTTGTCGACTGCCTGTTGCATACGAATTGCATGATCGCGACAATTTACAACACCCTCATCAAAGAGTTTGAAGAGGCCTGGAACATAACAAATATTTTTTTCGTATATTCTTTCACCATCATCACTGAGGATCCAAGCTTGCGCATCCACGTTTTCCACAGACCCAATGTAGGAATCTGGATTGTCAAGAATGTGTTGCTTGTCAGTCTTTTGCTGATATTTATCTGCAAGAGTTGTCTCTTCTGTCATCGTACTATTGTATATTTTACTATTTATGTTTAATACGTTTCAATTTTTTATTTAAAACTGTAGGGAGGGGTTCATGATCTTGGAATAGAATATAAAAAATATGGGACCAGATACAAAGAGACAATAAGGATAATGATGTTGGCATTTGTAGAAAGTTTTGTAAATAGTGTTCCCAATAAAATAGTTGATATGATCATTAAAGCATCAGCAATGAGAATCCTAAATCCAAGTTCATTTGCATAATCTTTAAACGTATCAAGAATACGACTTGAGCCGCGAGGCACGCCTCTAAAAAATACGGAAAACAAAAGATCGTGGCATACTTGAACAATGACAGCAACAATAATAAAATTTAAAAGAGAGTATTTTTTAAAGATGAAGCCGTAAATAAACGCGGCAATAATAATTCCTATCATTATGCTTAATACATCTGCTAATACTCCGCTTAATCCGTAAAGATTGTACCAAGAAGTAAGAGTTTTTGATTTAAGAAGGCCAAGAACAACGCGTCCAATCACAATCAAGTCAGTAATAATAGCTCCGTTTAAAAGGGGCAAATAATCTGCAATGTTAGAAGAGCTGGTTAAGTTTAACATGAATCTATAGAATAGCATAATAATAAAATAAAAAATAAAAATAAAAAACTATATTATATGAGAAAAACACAAAAAAATAGAACCATTGCGCACAAAAAAACATTAAAAAATTATTCAAAAAAAGAACACCTCGTTATTACAAAATTCAAAAAAATGCTTGAAAATAATCCAGTGGAAATGCAATATATGAATACAATGATTTCTTCTATTCCTAATTTAGCTCGGTATAAGAAGCACCCCAAAACACTTGAAGAACTATTTAAAAAATTAAACAACATTTTAACTGAAGCACCAGAATTTAATAAAACCGCTTTAGTGGGAACACCTTTGTCAGGGCTTTTATTATTGACAATGGGAAGTCCAGAAGGATTTGCCGCATATAGACGCGAAAAAATTAATGATGCATTCGCAGAAGTTTTATTTGAATACAAGAAATTTTTAGATAGCCCAACATCAAAATATGTTTTAAATAAAACCAAATCAGGATGGTTTGGCAAAGATGCTTCTAAACAGATTGACATGAACGAGTACCAATGCGATCCAACAAAACCATATTATGGGTTTAAATCTTGGAACAATTTTTTTACCAGAAAATTAAAATCTGGTGCAAGACCCATTATAGAACCAAATAATAATAGTGTTATTAATTCATCGTGCGACTCAACCATATATCGCATGAATTTCAATGTAAAACCCAATACTAGTTTCTGGATTAAATCGCAACCATATTCATTAAATGCAATGCTTAATGGAGAGAAAAAATACATTAACAAGTTTACTGGTGGGTCAGTTTATCAAGCCTTTTTAAGTCCATTTAATTATCATCGTTGGCACAGTCCAATAAATGGGACAATTGAAAAGGCATATGTTAAAAACGGTTTATATTTTACACAGGTAAATGCATATGGCGAGGATCTTAGCGACCAAGACAAATCCATGGAATATATAACAAATGTTAATACGAGAGCCTTTATTTTTATTAAAGCGGATAACAGTAAAATTGGAACAGTCTGCGTTATGCCAGTTGGAATGGTTGAAGTATCAAGTTGCAATATTAATAAAAATATTAGACCAGGTCACCATGTTAAAAAGGGCGACGAATTAGGTTTTTTTGCATATGGTGGGTCAACCTATTGCCTATTCTTTGAACCCAATGTCATTAAAAAATTTACGCACAAGAAAACCGACTTTGTTAAAATGGGTCAAATAATAGCAGAGGTAAATGAATAATTTGTTTTATTTGTTTTATTCGTTTTATTTGTAATACTTTTATTCAGGATAATATAATGATAAAACTTTATATCATCATATTAACATTAGTAACAATATATTTTTATCAAAATGAGATTATAAAGTGCTTGGATACTTTTGTTAAAAAAATCTATCTTAGGTTAAAAGGTGTCAACCTTGATACGGATAAATTATTATATCCAAAACACATTGCCTTTATTATGGATGGAAATGGTAGATGGGCAAAAAAACAGAAAAAAAGCCGAACATTTGGTCATTTAAATGGCGCAAACAATTTAGAAGATATATTTTATAATTGTTTTTCAAATGGAACCCAGTATTTGACATTCTATGTCTTTGCAGAGCAAAACTGGAAAAGACCCAAGGAAGAAATTGACAACATTTTTGAAATAATTTATAAAAAACTGAGCCTATACTTTAAAGACCAAATGAAATATAGATTGGTTGTTCAGGGTAGACTTGATAGGGTGCCCAAAAAGTTGAAGAAATTGTTGACCTCTATAGAAAATAAAACTTCTAGTTGCGAAAAAACCGTGATTCTGTGTTTAGATTATTCTGGTAGACGCGAGATTGTGAATGCTTGCAAAAATATAATTGATAATAAATTAGAGCCAACGGAAGAAAACTTTGCAAATAGTTTGTATGTAAAGGGCATTCCTGATCCCGATTTAATTATTAGGACAAGTGGTGAAAAACGAATTAGTGATTTCTTATTGTGGCAACTGAGCTATGCCGAGTTATATTTTACAGATGTTTATTGGCCCGATTTTAACTTGGTTGAGCTGGAAAAAGCTGTGCGCGATTACAATAGCAGGCAACGTCGTTATGGGGTTGCCGCATAATATACTATACTTTATTGCAATTTATTTTATACCTTATTAATAGTACACTCATTATGCCATTAAAGTTTGCCCCTGGAAAAAATAGCAATGCGCTTGATATAATTCTTAGACTGGGGCTCTTGAATCCCAATGCAAATGCCAATTGTATATGTCCAAAAGAATTTACTACTGTTGAAAAGAAAAATCTGCTTTATCCTCCTGGGCCCGATAATATTAGAATTTCCCAGATTTTAAACACTAGTTTAGGAGGAAGAATACGTTTCGGCAATTTTGGAACGCCAATTGTAATTGATGAAATAGGCAGGCGTGAAGGCCAACCAGGGGGAACCCGTGGACCTTTAAGAAATAAATTTTAACATAAACATTTAAGATTGATTTTATATATATTAAAATATCTGCGTTTCTAAGATTAATTTAGCATTTTTACCAAGAATAATTATTTTTTCTCACGTAATTTTATAATGCCTAGCTCCAAGAAATCAGGTTTTCAAATGACAGTTGGAACCCGCGCCCAAGTGTGGCACGGAACTGCCAAAAAAACATCAGGTGGTCTCATGAAGTCCAATTTATTGCAGAACAAGAATGGTCGCATTGTTTCCAAGTCCAAGCACAACAGTGCCAAGAAGGATAAGCGCCTTGTTAAGGCTGGTTATTTAACAAAGAAGGGCAAATTTGGCTTTGTCAAGTCTGGCACCAGAAAGATGCGCAAGATGCGCGGCGGTGCCCCTTATGGCAGCAGCTTTAGCCCCACAGTATATGATGGCCAAGGTGTAGGAACCAGTGGTGTTGATCTTCAAATCATGGCCACCACAATGGGTGGCAAGAGACGTCGCCGTGGAAAGCGCCACGGAAAGCGCGGTGGAGCTCCTTACGGAAATAACTTTGCTCCCGCCGCTTATGATGGCCAAGGTGTAGGCACAAGCGGGAATGCCGTTCAATTTGCCGCTGGCGCAGGAAATTAAATTAAAATCCAAACTCAAATAATAGTATGAAATAAAAGTCATAATATTATTTAATTCATATACCAATCCACGCAGATAAACCTTTCAAAAACTATAAAATTGTGCAACATGCTATACAAGTATTTTTCAAAGTAGCGTTTGCTAACTACATTGCTTGACAATGAAGAGCAATAGGTAGTGTAAAAATTGTACGCGCTATCAAACGACACTATATTGTGCTCGTTTGCGGGAATATCACCCATCATCTGTTTCAAATGCGTTTTATATTGCTGTAAAGCCTGATCAATATCCTGCACCTTGTTCCATAAGCTACACGATACATTTAACACATATTTGTCCTCAACAATTTCCAAGGAAGAGAAAAAGTGTTTTAGCAACTTTAAAACATCCGTTTCAGTAATGCTGTTATTACTGTGCCACGATTTGAATAACATGCAAATCTCATCAACTTCTAGTTCATTGTCAAAATAGCTTTCATTTAGTTCTCCAGAGACCCCTTCACTCATATTAATTGTTTCATCCCAGAATGAAAGAAACTCGCTTACCAATGGCAAATATTTGCTAGTAACATTTATAAACGTGTCACCAAATTCTTGATATTGCAAGCGCTCTTTAAAGATTGCTTTCAATGTATTGGAGTAGATTACATTTGGCAAAGAAAATGCAGATAAATATTGCTTCCACAAGTAGTGCATATTTTTCCAGGATATAGCATAATTAAATGCATTCTTCATTAGAAAGCTTGCGCCCGATTCAAGAGGAGAGCTGGATAGTTGAGGTGAAGTCCCGTAGATGGATTGTTGAAAACTGAAATCCGTATCTATATTTGTTTCCACATTTACTTTTTGAATAGAATGCGCAATAAATTTATCCACAATTTGCTGTTGCGTATTATTTTTTAAAAAGATTGCATAGTTTTTTAAAACGGAATCTGATTTATTCATTATATAATTCTCCGAGTTCTCATATCTTGCAGAATAATGTGCTGCAACGCACAGCAAATCAAGCCCAATCTTTTGCAAAAGATCTTTCCACAAGTCCATTGAATACACCTCGTTTGTTTTTAAAAGGCGGCAATTATTGTAATCATGACTCTCGTGATACTTGGTCATAAAATTATGTGTTGTATTTGCATGACCAATCATCATGTATGCAATATTGTCAATTTCCGTTAATAATCGCCTAGTTTTAACATCAACTAAAAAGATGAGATCACTATTTTTTTTAAAAATATTATCACCAATAATGGTTAAAAAATACTTGGCTTGATTTTTGCTCGTAAAAATGGATGGGCTAAGAATACCAAGAATATTCTGGATAGTGTCCGTCTCAGGAACAGATTTCAATATATTGCGCTCCTTGATCTGCTTTATAATATTGATTTTGGTTTTGTGCTTCCATGGCATAATCGTCTTATCACTAGAAATAGTTGTCAACAACTTGTGCTGAATATCGTCTTCCTTTACAGGTTTATAATGTTTGCCATCATATTCATAGAAACAGCCATTATTAGGCAAATAGTAATATGCGTTCTTACTCAAAAATACTTGAATAAAAATCTGTTGTTCGTTGGTTAGAGTATTTGTGCGATCTACGCGTTTATCGTAACCCTTTAATTCGTTTGCAAGAGTACTTGGCAAATACATTGTCATGTGATAGTGGAATCTCTGTAACATATATGGGTGTTGTGAATACAGAGCGTACATATTTTCTAGAGATGACTTACATTCTTCCAAGACATCTTCTGGCATTTTTTGCATTTTGATTAGTTATTTAAACTTGCCAAGTGGTTTTTATATAGATGTTTTGGTAAAAGATATAATAAAAAAAAATATTTTATAGAAAATATATATAATGCCCACTCCAGCAAAAAGTCAAGCAGCGCAAACAGCTATGGGATGCAAAGCCAAAATCTATGCAAAGGGCCAAAAAAAAAATGTAATTGCAATGAGTAGCAACCCAAATGCAACAATTGATGCAGTTACCTGGTTTAAAGATGAAACTGATGTGATTATATATCCTGAATTAGAAGCTACAAATCCCTATTATTATAATAAAACTATAGATTTAAATGGAGTAGGAATAGCTATTAGCGGTGGAGGATCACGAGCATTTACAGCAACTATAGGGTATTTAAGAGGGTTAGTTGATATAGCAGTTCACTCAAATAAAAATGCTTTTACTGCAGCCCAGTACGTTTCAACTGTTTCAGGTGGTGGATGGTGTGGAGGAACATATCTTTTAGCAAAAAATATGAATAAGTTAACAGATAATCAATTATTAGGAACTTTTAGAAGTCCAAACAATATTACCTTGGCTAATTTATTAACTGATAATGATGCAAATAATGACAGTAAAAATCCATATCCATTAACATTGTGTTCTCGTGCAACGCATTTAGAAACTGTTAGTAATTTAACAAGCTTAATAGGTAATGTTAGCACGCAATGTCTTTGGAATTATACAATTGGTAAACTATTTTTAGAACCATATGGTTTAAATAAAAGACCCCTTGCAATTAATGCATATCAATCAAGTGTAATGTATAATGCAAATATAAAGGTTCTTGGAAATAAATTGCTACGTCCAATTTATCCATCAATTGAAGACCCATTCTGGATAGCAAATACAACGTTACTGCATCCTAGTCTAAAGCTTCAAGGCACAACTGATGTTCAAATGACACCCATGTATTGCGGTCATCCTCAAATTATAAGTGATGGCAACGTTACAATTGGAGGAGTTTTAACAGATGCTATGGGTTTTAGTTGCTTCTCTCCAGATTCAAGTCAAATTAATATAGCAAAAGCCAATAAAAGTATTGGACGAAAGTATACTATAATGAAAGTGCAAGTGTCACCAACATTAAATGGAACATTGTGCATTGATGATATAATTGGAACTAGTTCAGCAGCATTTGCAAAGGAGATTGCATTGCATGCATCTATTGCTAATATTGACCTTAGCCCACAATATAATTATTGGTGCCCCACTGTACCAAATGTAACGCAAAAATTAGTACCAACTGGAGATGGAGGAATTTGCGATAATTTGGGAATAATAGCTTTATTAAGTAGAGGAATCAAAAAAATTATTTGTTTTGATAATACTGGTGTGTTATTGGGTAGCAATAGTGTAAGTGGGTATCCAAATTCTTATGCTTCAGGCGTATGTTTATTAAATTTATTTGGATTGGAACATAGTGTTCCTACTAGTGCTCAAATTGCAGACAATGATCCATTATTTAAATTAGATTCCGCACAGGTATTTGAAAGCAGTGCCTGGACCAGTTTTCAAAATCAATTAAAGACAACTACAGCTGCTGGTGGTCCAGTGTACGCAAGAGCCACATTAAATGTTCTTCCTAATAAACTAAATTGTATAAAAGGAGGATACCAGGTTGATTTTTTTGTAATAATTTTGCAGCCATCATCCATATTTAACAATGCATTGCCAAGTAATATTAGAAGTGAATTTGGAGGTAATTTTAGTGAATTAGGCAATTTTCCGCTATATAAAACTGTATTTGAAAACTTTGGCAGTGTAATTCAGTTAACTCCTAGACAAGTAAACTTACTTGCATCTTATACACATTGGACTATCACACAACCAGCAATAACAAATATAATTAAAGATATGTATGCATAAAAACAAAAATATTAATCCGTTAATTTATTTTTGCATTTTTATAAAAGATAATACAAAGATATAATAGAAACAGTGCATGTCTGCAAAATCTAAAAAAATGATAACACGACGATATCTTCCCAGCAAGTTGTCTAAAAAAGACAGAAAAACGCAAAGCAAAATGCTGCAGAAATCTATTAAGCTGTATAAGAAGGGTCAATACTATACTCGCAGAAAACTAAAATCATACCCACATAAAAAATCCCAGCATTTAAGCGACGCCGAAAGAATATATAATATCCCCAATTTAGCAATTAATGCCGAACTTGTTAAAAAAACAGGATGCTCCAAAGAAGCTTTAGAACATATTGTTAAAAAAGGTGAAGGCGCCTATTTTTCAAGCGGATCTAGGCCAAATCAAACGGCTCAATCTTGGGGCGTCGCTCGTTTAGCAAGTTCTATAACTGGTGGAAAAGCTGCGGCGGTAGATTTCAATATTTTAGAAGAAGGGTGCAAACCTGGCAGCAAAGCCTTGAAAATGGGATTAAGCGCCAAAAAGAAGTATGGTCATGGTACACGTAGAGTTCCAAAATCAAAACTTTAAATAGTGGCTACTGGAAATAAAACTAAAAAAAAGCCAAAATACAACTAATAAATTTAATGCGTTAAAAATTAAATTTATTGCTTACATAAGTATTTAAAGCCTTTTGACAAAAATCTAAATATAATGTCAACTTTTGCAAAGAATCCTAGTTCAGCGGGAAATGTATTAACAATTAAAACCGTTCAAATTGCCCCATTTAGGACATTAATGACTGCTCTAAAGGATATTTTACTTGAGACGAACATCACCTTTAAGCCCGATGGTATTCGCATTATCAATATGGACAAGTCTCACACTATTTTAGCACATTTGTTTTTGGGAGCCCAGAATTTTGAGTTCTATGAGTGCACCAAGGAAAAAATTATTATTGGTGTTAATATGTTTCACCTATTCAAGTTGATCAATTCTATTGACAATGATGATACGTTAACAATTTACATTGAAAAGGATGATTATGCGGATGGAATTGTTTCGCACTTGGCACTCAAGTTTGAGAATGGCGATATTAAGCAATGCAAGACGCAAAAGTTGAGGCTTATTGAGCCTGAGCCTGAGGAGCTTGAGTATCCCGACGTAAAGTTCTCATCCATTATCAATTTGCCATCCAGTGATTTCCAAAAGATTATTCGTGATTTGTCTGCCATTTCAGACAAGTTGGAAATTAAGTCAGTTGGCAATGAGCTAATTTTTAAGTGCCAAGGTCAATTTGCTTCTGCCGAAATTCACCGAGCCGAATCTGATGGCAGCATGGGATTCATTTTGAAGCAGGATTCATCCAAGGTAATTCAGGGAGAATTTTCTTTGAAGAATCTCGGGTATTTTATCAAGTGCACAAATTTGTGTTCGCAAATTGAGATCTACTTGGAAAATGATTTGCCCATGGTTGTAAAGTATAGTGTGGCAAGTTTGGGCGAAATCCATTTATGTTTGAGTTCTCTTCCCTCTTCTTAAAACTGTGCATTATATTAGTAAATACAGAATATTTAATATGAACAATGGCATGGATAGTAATGGACATGCAGTTTCCTTGATTGAATTGCTTGATGGATCTAAGCGACTTAAACGCTCTTTTTGTGAAAAATATTGTGAGTGGTTTAAATGTTGTTTTTGTTGTTTTTGTTTTTTTACGCCTTTGCAAAATGCAAATAAATAAGTTAGTAAAAAATATATATAATAATATGTGTAATAATATTATATATGTCGCAGTTAAACAGAAATTTTGTAAGAAACTATAATGATTATTTAGGGAGTAGGCGATGTTGTGGAGTGGCTGGTGGGGGTGCTGGCCCAGTTGGTCCAGCTGGTGAAGACGGGGCTCGTGGGCCAGCAGGATCTACTGGTTACACTGGAAATACTGGGCCTACTGGCCCCCGTGGATGTAAAGGAGTGACAGGTGACAAAGGTATACCTGGACCCACTGGATCGCCAAGCACAGTTACTGGACCTACTGGTTGGACTGGTAATACTGGTCCCACTGGTAATACTGGTCCTACTGGTTACACAGGTCCAACAGGTTTGCGAGGAGAAACAGGACCAACTGGCGCACCAAGCACAGTAACTGGTCCCACAGGTTTGCGAGGAGAAACCGGTCCTACAGGAGCAGCGAGTACAGTTACTGGTCCAACTGGATATCATGGAGAAACAGGTCCTACTGGATTAGAAGGTCCAACTGGTGTTCCTGGTAGTTTTGCTGGAAAAGGAGACACTGGTTATACTGGACCAACAGGCCCCACGGGATTACAAGGTCCAACTGGTCTTCCTGGTAGTTTTGCGGGAAAAGGAGACACTGGTTATACTGGACCAACAGGCTTGCAAGGAGTAACGGGTCCTCAAAGCACAGTAACAGGACCTACTGGTTTACAGGGAAATACCGGACCCACTGGCTTAAAAGGAGAAACAGGACCTCAAAGCACAGTAACAGGACCTACTGGTTTACAAGGTGAAACTGGGCCGACTGGTGCACCAAGTACAGTAACGGGACCTACTGGCTTACAGGGAAATACAGGACCTCAAAGCACTGTAACAGGGCCAACTGGCTTGCAAGGACCAACTGGTGCACCAAGTACAGTAACAGGACCTACTGGTTTACAAGGAAATACAGGACCTCAAAGTACCGTAACAGGGCCAACTGGCTTGCAAGGACCAACTGGCGCACCAAGTACAGTAACGGGACCAACTGGCTTGAAAGGAGAAACAGGGCCTCAAAGCACAGTAACCGGTCCTACAGGCTTGAAAGGAGAAACTGGCCCAACGGGTGCACCTAGTACAGTAACTGGTCCCACTGGACCTTGTTGCACCGGACCAACAGGACCAGCTGGAGCCGCAGGGTCTGCTTCAAATATCGTTGCTAGTTATTATTATTCTGGAGCAGCTGTAGCAATACTTAATACAGATCCAGTAACTTTACCCTTTCCAACGCAAATAGTCTCCGCTGGTGGCATTGTTACAAATGGAACTGGCACAACCTTTACAATACCAAAAACAGGATATTACGAAATAGCTTATAATACAACAATAACTAGCACACAGACTGATACAACAAGTTTTTCCTATACAGCAACATCAAAAATATTAAAAGGTATAACACAAATTACAGGAAGCACTTATTCTACAATTGTAACAGCCTATAACACAGCCACTTCACCAAACTATGCGCCTCCAGACTCATATCATGCTAATGCTCCATTTATAGCATTATTAACAGTAGGTGATGTATTATCTGTTACTCTACAATTAAACATTGTAAATAACAATTTTTATAATTATAATTTTATTTCAATCAAGCAAGTCGCAGCAGATATAGGAACCACAGGAAATACAGGACCAACGGGTAATACAGGACCAACGGGTTTAAAAGGAGAAACTGGCCCAACGGGCGCACCAAGTACAGTAACGGGACCAACTGGCTTGAAAGGAGAAACAGGACCTCAAAGTACAGTAACGGGACCAACTGGCTTGAAAGGAGAAACAGGTCCTCAAAGTACAGTAACAGGTCCTACTGGCTTGAAAGGAGAAACAGGGCCAACTGGTGCACCTAGCACAGTAACGGGACCAACTGGTTTGAAAGGAGAAACAGGTCCTACAGGCTTGAAAGGTGAAACAGGACCAACTGGTGCACCTAGTACAGTAACAGGTCCTACTGGTTTACAGGGAAATACTGGACCTACTGGCGCACCTGGACCCACGGGTTTAAACGGAGGCGGAACAATAAATTATTACATAGTAGGAACAGGAGGCAATGTAACAATTGATATAACCGGATCAAGTGCAAGTGGAACAGTTGTTAATCAACCTGGCCCTGGTGTTGGTTTAACAAGTGGAACAAATTTTACAGCTCCAGCAGGTGGTTTAAATAAATTTAAAGTAACAGTTTCTTATGTTGTTCAGGGTTCCGCAGAATCTTTATTGCTTTATTTAAAACTGTTCGTTGCACCTAGTAGTTATTATCCTGCTACAATTTTTAATTACACCGCATCAAATGCTCTACTGTTATATAACACTCAACAAAGTTATGCTCCCGGTCCCGGAGGTTCTTTTACAGGGTCATTTACTGATGTTTTTAATTTGGGTTCTACTACTATTTCAGCAGGAACTAGTTGCACATTACAATTATACGCATTCTCAACTAATAGTAATACTACAACCCCATCAGGGTCAACTGTTGCATTTGTAATTGAAAATATAACGCAACTTTAAAAATGCAACAAAAAATTATATTTATAATGATAACATTTTTTCTTTTTATTTTTCTTCATAAAATTATTAGTGTATTGCACTCCAAAAATAAAGTATCTTAGCGAAAAAAATATATAATAATATGTGTAATAATATTATATATGTCGCAGTTAAACAGAAATTTTGTAAGAAGCTACAATGATTATTTAGGGAGTAAGCGATGTTGTGGTGTGGCTGGTGGGGGTGCTGGCTCAGTTGGTCCAGCGGGTGATGCAGGTCCACGCGGTCCAGCAGGATCTACTGGTTACACTGGAAATACTGGACCTACTGGCCCCCGCGGATGTAGAGGTTTAACAGGTTATATAGGAGAAACGGGGCCCACAGGTTTGCAAGGAGACACTGGTCCAACAGGCTTGCAAGGAGACACTGGTCCAACAGGCTTGCAAGGAGAAACGGGGCCCACAGGTTTGCAAGGAGACACTGGTCCAACAGGCTTGCAAGGAGACACTGGTCCTACTGGATTACAAGGAAACACTGGTCCAACAGGTTTGCAAGGAGACACTGGTCCTACTGGATTACAAGGAAACACTGGTCCAACAGGCTTGCAAGGAGACACTGGTCCAACAGGCTTGCAAGGAGACACTGGTCCTACTGGATTACAAGGAAACACTGGTCCAACAGGCTTGCAAGGAGACACTGGTCCAACAGGCTTGCAAGGAGACACTGGTCCTACTGGATTACAAGGAAACACTGGTCCAACAGGCTTGCAAGGAGACACTGGTCCCACAGGCTTGCAAGGAGACACTGGTCCTACTGGATTACAAGGAAACACTGGTCCTACTGGATTACAAGGAAACACTGGTCCTACTGGATTACAAGGAAACACTGGTCCTACTGGTTTACAAGGAAACACTGGTCCTACTGGATTACAAGGAAACACTGGTCCTACTGGATTACAAGGAGACACTGGTCCTACAGGTTTACAAGGAAACACTGGTCCTACTGGATTACAAGGAAATACTGGTCCTACTGGATTACAAGGAAACACTGGTCCAACTGGTGCACCAAGTACAGTAACAGGTCCTACTGGTTTACAAGGACCCACTGGACCAACTGGCCCAACAGGATCTATACTTTCCGCAAATACTGGCGGTCAATATTTAATTTGGGGTGCGACTGCAAATACATGGGTTATAGGATCAGATCCTGTTTATTTGGGTTATTCCAACGTCAATTTGGGAACAAATTCCATGACAAATATTCCCACAAATGCAAATACTAATAACACAGCAATTGGGTTTAATACAATGACATTTTCTAATGTTGGTGCAACTGGAAATACAGCGGTTGGCTCCAATGCATTATTTAGGAATACCACTGGCTTTAATAATACAGCGATAGGCTACAATTCATTGACGGCCAATGTTGGCGCAACTGGAAACGTTGCGGTTGGTTCCAATTCTCTTGTTAGCAACACATCAGGAATTAGTAACGTGGCTATAGGTGATTCTGCTTTGCAGCTTTCAGTTAGTGCAACAGGACTTGTAGCCATTGGTTATCAAGCTATGCAAGGATACACAGGAACATTAGGAAGTCAAACCGCCGTCGGTTACCAAGCGTTGAAATACAATAATAATACGGCCATTCCTACAACTTTAGACGCTGTAAATAATACTGCGGTGGGATTTCAAGCAGGATTAAATATAAATGGTAATAATAATACTGCAGTTGGTAAAAATGCATTATCATCTGCTAATGGTGCTGTTAATAATGGGAGCAACAATACAGGAATTGGTCATTTTGCGCTTACTTCTAATAACGCTAGCAACAATACAGCATTAGGATATCAGGCTTTAAGAACAAATACAACGGGCGCCAATAATACAGCCGTTGGATCTAATGCATTATTTTCAAATGTTGGAGTTGGTGTGCAAAATATAGCAATTGGTTCACATGCATTATATTTTAATTCTACTGGAACACACAATGTTGCTATTGGACCAACGGGTCCATTAGGTGGTGCTAGTTTGTATTCAAATCTAACAGGAACAGGAAATGTTGGCGTGGGTGCATTTACATTGGCTGCAAATACGACAGTTTCAAATTTAACCGCTGTAGGAACGAGTGCATTACAGTCAAATACAACTGGTACATTTAATACTGCAGTGGGGTATCAAGCTTTAACTGCAAATACTAGTGGCACCACTAATGTGGCAGTTGGTTATCAAGCAATGGCTTCTAATACAATAAATGGTGCCAATGTAGCGGTTGGTTATCAAGCATTAAATGCAAATGTTTCTAGTGGAAGTAATACTGCAGTTGGAGCAAATGCATTGTTTGTATGCACTGGACAATTAAATACAGCAGTTGGACAACGTTCGGGTTTTGCATTAACAACTGGAGACAGTAATACATTATTGGGTAATTTAGCTGCTTCAAGTTTAACAACTGGTTTAAATAATATAGTTATAGGCGCCTCGGCAGTCGCAAGTTCAGCAAGTGCATCAAATGAAATAGTAATGGGCGATACATCCATTACAAGTTTTAAATGTAGAGTTCTTTCGGTGCTAAGTGACACAACCACACCTGTTAGAAATGTCTTAATTGGGGGTGGAGTTGGTCAACCAACACAAGCAGGTAATGTCTTTATCGGGTTTACTACTGGAGCAGCTGTAACAACTGGCGGGCAAAATACTATGGTTGGTCAACAGGCGGGCAACGTTCTTACAACTGGTAATGATAATACTTTTATTGGTTACCAGACTGGATTAGTCCAGTCAGGAACAACAATTAGAAACACTTTTATTGGAAGTCTCGCTGGTACAGCTGTAACAACTGGCGCAAGCAATACTTGCTTAGGTTATACAGCTGGTTCAACTTTGACAACTGGTTCAAATAATACTTTAATTGGAAATGGAGCGGCCCCAACTACAATAACTACATCAAATGAAATATACTTAGGCAATAGTTCAATAGCTAGTTTTAAATGTCAAGTTGGATTAACTATAGTAAGTGATGAAAGAGACAAAAAAAATTTACTTGATTTAGATGCAGGAGTAGATTTTATAAATAAAATTAGACCAATACGTTTTGAATGGAACCAAAGAGGTGGAGGATTAGAAGGCAGAACTGATGTTGGTTTTACTGCACAAAATTTATTGCAAGCTCAAACAGAAACTGGCATAGAAATTCCTAACTTAGTACATACTGAAAATCCTAATAAATACGGTGTAACAACAAATCAATTAATTCCAATTCTTGTAAAAGCAGTCCAAGAATTAAGCCAACAAGTAAAGGACCTCAAAACAACTGTAACTGAACAACAAGCAACGATTGATTCCTTGATAAACAAATAAATGTAATAAATTTAGCTTTGTATAAATTAAATTAAATTATAAATCTTCGTAGAAACAAAAAATTCTTAATATTAATAATGTTTAATATTAAGTAGAATATGGCAGAATTTACAAAATTAGAAGAAACAACTAAAAAAAACATGGTATTTACATCCGCAGGCGATAACACACTATTCCATAAATTGTGGACTGGTCTAGATGCAAACTATGACATATATGTCTTTTATTATGGAGACAATGAACAAAATTTTGAATCATATAAAAAAGTCGTAAAACACATTGAACGACGCAAAGGATCCAAATTCCAGAATTTCCATTATTTTTACACAACGAGGCCAGAGATCATTGCACAATACGAACGCTTCTTTATTGTAGATGACGACATTATGATGTTTACACAGGATATAAATGAAATGTTCAAATATTCCGTCAAATATAATTTGGCAATCTGTCAGCCAGCATTTAAAGAATGCGGTAAAATTTCCCATGATGTAACAAAACAGGACAATGAAACCCTTATAAGATTTACCAATTTTGTAGAGGTGAATACGCCCCTTTTTACCAAAGTTGCCATGGAAAATTTGATGCGCGTTTACATCCCATCGCTTATTGGATGGGGCATAGATTATTTGTATATGTGGGCGAATGGTCTAGAAAAGGACAATTACTATGCAGTTATAAGCGCAGTCGGCTGCATTAATCCAGAGGATAACGCAAAATTGATTACTGCAAGAGGCCGCGAGCTTAATCTTATTCCAAATGTGCAAAGCCGAGCGCAAATATGGGATGCATATGCCGCCAAATTAGGGATTCCAAATAGATATACACACAAAACATATTTTACTATTTTAAAAGACGACATCTATATGAAGAATCTTTTACAAAACATCAACAACCAAGAAAATTAGTAAATATATTATGCCATTTTGTCAAATTCTTTGTATTGCTATTTTTGATTTTAGTAAAGATCAACTTTTTCTTAGCAATTAGATCTTCCGTATTTTCCCTGTAAAAATTTATTTTTTCTTGCAAATCAGTCCAGGAATTAAAATAAACAAAATAATCGGCATTTTCCGCCTGGTACCACTCTGCCAACGAAATGCTTGCTTTTAATAAATCGTGTGGTCTAGTCTTTTCTTCCCAGTAATACCACTCAGTTGTAAACAATAGTTCATTGAAAAATTTTTGTGAAGGTATAAAATACACAATTCCGTAACCCAAGTTTTCCCACAGGGATTGAATGTTAGTTTGATAAGGCAAATGAAGGTAACCAATGTATTCGCAAATGTGCGCCTGGTTTCTGTATCTCTTGTAGTTTTCGCCAAATATATCCAACTCTACATTTGTTAAACTGTCGTTTTTTATCAAAGGAAGATAATCGGCAACTTTTGATCCACGATTGTATACAAACATTTTATCCGTTTTTGGTCCAATAATGCAAGCTTTGTTGTCATTTGCAACAATTTCTGGTGTTAACCTAACAATATCATTATAGTAAAATTTAATATTATGCGCAGAAGCATATGCCTGATCATACCGATTATCGGCAATAAATATTACGCGGTCGTGCAAAGATGCATTAGCATACAAAGCAAGAAATTCTTTATCTGTGAATCCCCATATACCCCAATCAAATCGGTTTGTTATATAGACAATGATTTTCAGCGCATGATCATCCATATTTTGCAAAAATGGTCGCGCGTACATGCATGTGTCAGTAAATACAAGTGTCGTATAATCTTCCGCGAGTAATTGCTCTTTATATTCTTGGTACCAAATATGATCTGCATGTGATTTGCTTATATAAAGCGGAAAATTGCACTTTTTGGTTGTTAAATTAATAGTAAGATTATAATCCCGTTGCAAATACTGAAATACATTTTCAAGATTTTTTGTTGTTCCCACATGATTTGTAATATGCAGCGTTTTATTCATGGTATTTATATAACATAAATAAATCATTAGTTTTAAGTGTTTGTTTAAGAATACGAATTTATTCAAAGTTTGTAACAAAGGATGTTTTCAACATAGGACTTATCATAAACAGCAATTTGTGTGGTCCTATCCCATTCACTATATGTTACTAATAAACGATCATCCTCTACAAGCAAACCAAGACAATATTCAATTGGGGATTCTCCAAATTTGAATGGAGCACTATAACGCAATAAATTCATATCCTCATCTAATACTACAAACATATGGAAATAATGTCTGGGTGCTTCATAAGAAACAATGTGGCAAACAAACCAGATCTCATTTTTGTGAGAAAACCCGCAAGTAGACCCACGAACTCTTTGGAAAATCCTTGGCATATTTGCATTTTCAAAATTTTTATGGATCAATTGTTCTCCCGTAGACTCATTCTTTTTAATATTGCAAACTAACAATGGATACCAACGATAAATAACAGCTAATTCATCCTTGTAATTTACATAAACCCAATTCTTCTCGCAATCCATTCTGCAAAATTCTGGATTTATTTCAACTGCATCTAGGGTAGGCTTTGTCAAATCGTAATCACCAATAACAATACCAATCTTATCATTGCCGTGAAATGCCGTGCCAATCATTTTAACCTCTTGAGTCTTGGGATCCTTAAAGATTTTTATATCCTCCGTTCCCATGTAAAGACGTCCATTGTAATCTAGCTCAAATAACTTAGTTTTCTCATTAATAATCTTGAAGTCCTTTGTCATAAATATGCACTTGTTTAAAGAAACAATATGATTATCATAGTTTGTGTAACCACCATTATCTAAAATGTAGTAATTCACATAACGAACATTCATCATGTATCCATCAATAGTAATATCTTTTACACTAGAGTCAAAATCATATGTAAATGTGTGAGGAATAATGCAAGAAGAAGAAGACAAGAATTTTTTACTAACGGGTCCCACATTATAGTCAAACTCGTCACTTAAACGCACAGTCATCCTTGGATTTAAAATAAACTTGTAAAATTTCAAATTAGATAATAAGTTTTCATTGATAGACTCATCAAAAGAATTATTCAAAACAGTAACAACTTGATGATTTATGGTGCGCATACCAATGTACGCACCAATGACAGTCAACTCGTACTCTAGTTTGTAAGTGTATACATCATTATGCAAAAACAAATAGGCCTCCTTGTTCAAATTTTTATTGATTACATTACGAGCAATATCATAGAACATTTTAGACAATTTATGTTTGCTTATAATTCTATAATGTTTTACAATTTCATAAATGTTTTCAATGCGATCTGGAAAAAAATTGTATCCCTCCAGCCAACTATAAATAGCCTCCTTTATTTTTCCCATTTTTTCATAACAGCATCCAATGCGATAATGGCTATACCATATTTCTTGATCCCATCCTCCAAGCGCAATTCTCTTGGTATACAGTTCAATTGCTTGTTCAAAGCGACCCGTGTCATGATAAGTATTTGCCAAATAAAAATGATAACGCACATTAGTTGGTTCTTCTAGAAGACCGCCCTCTAATAATCTTATATCGCGCTCAAATTTATCACCCTTTGCTCCTCCATCTCCAACATCAATAATAAACAGTCCATTTTTTGAAATAGTTCCCTTAAGTGAACCACCAGGAACATTTATATATTCGTGTGTTACGCCAACATATTCAAATTGTCCTGTATTTTTTACAATTCTTGTGTTCTCATAATAGAAGGCCTCTGAGCCCTGCAAAATAGTAAAAAAATCGGCTTGCAACAATGCCATCTTGTCAAAGTTTTTAATATCCAGTTTCATATCGGCATCCATAAGCAAAATATAGTCACTCATACCAACGCAAGATTTAATAGCAAAATTACGGTTATATGCAAAATTTTTAAATGGTTCATGCACAACCTTTCCAGGAATATTCTTTTCTTTAAAATATTTTTCAATTATTTCAATAGTATCATCCGTTGATCCAGTATCGCAAATGCAATAACAATCAATTAATTTTACAACAGTGTCAAACATTCTTGTAATGATCCTGCTCTCATTTTTAACAATCATATTTAAACAAAGTGTTGGGACTGACAAACCAATTTTTTCAGTAATAACTAGATCCATGCAACAAAGTATACTTTAATGGTTGTATTAGTTTTAAGTTAAATTTATTAGGAATATTATTGTGTAAAAAATTAATGTTTATAATTTCCTAAGATTTACAACACAAAAAAATGCAAATGAACCAAGTAAATGATAATAATATTAGATGATATCATGCAAATTTGCTGCAGCATTAATAGTACTTTGCCTAAAACTGAAATAGGAATTATACCAAGATATCCTATACCTGCCTGAATAGTTATACTTGTATAAAAAAAATCTAACAGGTTGGCTTTATCTGTTGTTTGTTCAAACTTGCTAATAAATTCATCACAAAAATACCAATAAATAAAACCAAATGCTACAATTAAGAATATATTTATTAAGAAAGGGGCATAAAGTAGTTTCATAACCTTATTTATATAATTTATATTTATTTTATAAATAGTCAATGTTGCAAAGAACAGTTTAGTTTGTTAATTTTGTTTATGTGACACTTTGAACATTTTTGGTGAATATAATATAGAATATAAGGAGGAACATTCTTGCCAGGCGTTGTGCATCATAATAAAAGTCAAACTGTTTTAATTTTGAAGGGAATAACTGAGGTGCAATTTTTTTAGAATCATCTTCATTCTCATTCTCATTTTTATTAATACAAGTTAATGGACACTCTATTTCTGCATTAGCATTGGCATTGGCATTAGCATTTTCAGCATCTATACTTTTAAATATGCGAGACGATAGCAATACAAATAGTGAAACATACATAAAATCCTGGACCAATGTGTTAATCAAATCTGTATTATGATACTTGTGCAAGTTTGAATGACTTCCAGATATAGCTGCATTACTGATAACATCAAAATACTGCGTTTTTTCAAACTGCGAGAGAACATTATCTTCTTCAAAAATTTCTTCGGTAAGACGTTGTCTTAAACTATAAACAAACGCGCGCACCGCAAGAGCGTTTTTAATGGAGAATAAATCATTGCCAAAATTTCTAAGGTTGAACGCGTTTGCGTTCATTTTTAATGATGCAAAGCATATAAACAGTATCATCATTCTTGTACTTGTACTTGTAAAGTTCGCCATGTTATTGTATAACCAAACCGTGGTGCGTCTAATATTGTTTAATAGTATTTTTAGTAATATCATTGCAATTTTTTTTTAAATTATAAGTTGTTAGATGGATTTAAAAAAAATATCCAATAAATATAATACAATGTCTTTTACAAGAATCCACGATGATCCATGCAGAATTATGAAACAAAACCAGATAATGACTGGACCTGGACGCTTTATATTGAATGTTCCTGGAAATGGAGATAAGCCATGCTATATGGAAGATCCATCAATCATTGTTCAAAAATGGGGAGGCAATTTGTGGACAAACTCTATAGCCTTGGAGAGCTCATTATTTGGCATAGACCGCAGGTTAAGTCGTGATTGTTTAGGAAAAGATGAATATGTTAATAGAAAGGTGGACACAAGACCAATTCAGTATCCTGTTTGTAATTCACTTACAACTGAACAGTCTCGCGCAATTATGCCCGCATGGACAGCAAGAGAGGCGGAGCAATCTAACTGGGGTGCATTGCCATTAGACCCTCAAGCAAATGTTTGTATGACTTTTCAAAATAATTTAAGCACACGTATTTTAGAAAAAGATAATTTTGTAAGAGAGGGTGCTGATTGCAGAAATGCAATGGTGAATGGACCTCTTCTTCCTTATCCCGTTAATCCAGAACGTGGAAGCTATGTTGGTGGTCCAAACACATGCAGCCAAACCAATTCATGCGAGTATGTTTCCCCTTCTTCAAGAAGTATGTAATTTAAAAAGTAAACAAAATATAAAAAAAAAGAAACTCTTGACAATAGAAAATGTAAAGTATTCTATATAAAAATAAAATACTTTATATAATATAAGTAAATGGAATTAGCGATACCTTTAATAGCCTTGGGTGGTATGTATGTAGCATCCAATCAAAATTCAAAACAATGTAAAAATAAACCTGGCCAAAAGTCAATTAAAAATGGTAGTACAGAAGGATTTGCAAATTTACGCCAAAATCAAAATTATCTTCCTAATACAAATATTCCGCCAGAGAATTATCCAATTATGAATGATAAGGAGTTAATAGACACTGTCCAAGAATACGCCAATCCTAATGCTGCCACTGACAAATATTTTGATCAAAATTTTTATGAAACTCGGGCAAATGCTGGAGTAAAAGTTGGAAATACTCCTCAAAATATGTATTCCTTATCTGGAAATTATTTAGATTCCGTGGAATTTAAGCATAATAACATGGTTCCCTTTTATGGTGGAAAAATCCGTGGACAAATTTACAACAATAACATTGCTCAAAGTGTTTTGGATAACATGTCTGGCACTGGATCACAAGTTATTAAAAAGATTGAGCAGGCGCCTTTATTTAAGCCACAAGACAACGTGCAATGGGCTTACGGTACCCCTAATATGAGTGATTTCTATCAATCCCGTGTGAATCCTGGTATGGCAAACAATAATGTAAAGCCTTTTGAATCCGAGTACGTTGGTCCTGGGTTGGACCAAGGGTATGGTTCCAAGGGCAGCGCTGGTTACAACTCGGGTATGGAGGCCCGCGACAAGTGGTTACCCAAGACTGTGGATGAGTTGCGCGTATCTACAAATCCCAAACAAGAGTTCTCTTTAATTAACCACGAGGGTCCAGCAGCATCAAATGTTAAGAATCTCGGTATTTTAGGGCGAGTTGAAAAGTACACACCAGATGGCTTTTTCCTTAACACTCAAGATCGTTGGTTAACCACGACTGGTTTGGAGAAGGGTAATCGTCTTGTGGCCGAGGAGATTGTTAAAACAAGTCACCGCAATGACGTTACTCAACACTATCATGGCGCAGCTTCATCCGCTCAAAAAACGGCTACATACATTCCTGGCAAAACTCAGGATCCCAAGCGCCCCGTTTTACAGGTGAATGATGTAGCGCATTCATCTGCTTCTGGTCGTGGCCCAAATGCAATTCAAGTGGACAAGACGCAAAAAAGTCACACCAACTATGTGAACAATCGTTCATGTAATGAGCAACCAGCAACTATTCGCAGTGGATTTAGCTCTGCTATTGGCGCTGTTATTGCTCCACTAATGGATGTATTAAAACCATCCAGAAAGGAAGAATACGTGTCCAATATTCGCGTGTATGGTAATATGGAGAGTCGTGTGCCCTCAAACTACACGTTGAATCCTTATGATACGCCCAATACGACAATTAAAGAGACGACACTTTATCAACCCAATGCCTATATTGGTAATCAAAAAGAAGGAGCTTATACAGTCAGCGAACAGCAAGCGATTGAGAATCAAAGAGACACAACAACTTGCACTGATTACGTGGGCACTGTTGGTGGAGGGGCTACTCGTCACGGATATACGTCTTATGATTCGGCTTACATTGCCACGACAAACCAGACCAAAGAGAAGTTATCAGTCGCGCGTACAAACCATGGAAATACCCAGATTTTCAACCAGAATACGAATATTTCAATTGCCAAGGTGGATGCAGATCGCAATAATACTAGAATGTGGAGTCCCGCAGCAATAACTCCTATGGGTCCTAATAAGGAGACGTATGGTAAAATAAATGTACCTCAATATTACGACCAATGTATTGGATGTGAACGTATTGAACCTGATATTTTGAATGCATTCCGCGCAAATCCTTATACGCATAGTTTGACCAACTCTGTTTAAAAATAAATATTATTACCAATCCACAATTAAAATGGTAATAATATAATTAAAAGTTTTTCCAAAATAATTTAATTATCACTCATCTGGACAAATACTTTTATCAATTTCCACGTGTTTTGCTATAGATGAAATTACTTTGTTAATGCGCTTTTCTTCTTCTTCCTTTGTACTACCACCCGTGGATTTAAGTACAATGTTCAAGTATTGATCGTTCTTTTTAGAATGATAGTCTTGTGAATCTGGGTTAGCTTCTATCCAATCCACAATTTGATTAACATTCTTATTGGCAATCTTCCTGACGGCTTTTCTAACGCGTTCCTTTTCTTGATCCTTTTCCCAAACATCCTTATCTCTTATATATAAGCTTTCTCGTTTTGTATCTGTGCAATGAATGGGTCTTTTGCTGAAATCCAGCTGTTTTAATCCTTTTATAAAAATCTGTGATATGCTCTCTTCATATCCCAATTTTCCAGTATTTTCCAAATCCTTCAATGTCAATTGCAACGAGTCCACAAAATCAGTTAGATTCATTGCATCTTTGCAAGTCTCATTTAAAAATAAATTTAAGTTGAAGCTATTATTCATAGTATTTTTGCTATTATTAATATTTGTTATGCTAGAAGGTTTCTTAGCCAAAGCAAATAATTGCTTATTTTGCTCAATAATGAGCTCCTTGAATTCTTTGTTTTCCATCATAATTGATTGGTTTTGTTTAATAATCTCAACCATCATTGATTGGTTTAATGGCGAATCTTGATCCACCTCTTTGTCTTTTTCTAAACCTGATGTGCATTTATTTTTATGAAAGCACAAACTAGATTGATGTTTGTAAATTTTACCGCATTCACATGCAAAATTTTTATCTTGAACGTTTTTATTAGGATTTATTAGTAATTTGTGTTTATCGGTTAATAAATGTCTGGTATATTGACTTTTGCGTGATGATGTATAGTCACATGTTTTACAGAAAAATTTCGCCGAACTTTCAGCTCCTAAATTTTTGGAGATCATTCGTATATAGTTCCTAAAGAAAAAGTTCCTAAATAGTTTTTTGCAAAGATCAAAAAAAAAATAAAAAATTTTCAATCACAAATTTTTCAACAGAAAAAAGAAATTTAGAGCATTATGCTCACACCTCATTTTTTTGCAAAAAAAGCTGAAAAGTAAAATAGGTTTTGGAAAATGGACAAAAATAAATGTCCAAAATCACTTTGTCGAAAAAAGTCTTGGAAATTTGAAAAATTCGCATTTGCCTACATGATGTAGGGCATAATTTGAAAATTATTTTAAACTGCCTCCCTACATGATGTAGGGCGTTGCCTACATGGATGTAGTATGAGTTTAGCACAGGTTTCAAAGTCTGCCCTACATGATGTAGGCGAACGGGCGCGTTTCTTTAAGCCACTTTGCCCATTTATTCTTTTCTGGGACACTCTTTACAAAAGTATTATACGTTCTATTTGAATATAAAAATAATCTGGTAATAATAAATCATCAATAAGAAATGTTACCAATTCATTCAAATATAAAAGAAAAACTAAAATATTTTTACGAGATGCACAAGATTCCTCACATTATTTTTCATGGTAATAGCGGATCTGGTAAGAGAACCATTGTAAACGGCTTTATTAATATGATATATGGTAACAATCGCGAAAAAATAAAGGATTTTGTTATGTATGTGAATTGTGCACATGGAAAAGGCATCAAATTTATTAGAGAAGAGCTGAAGTTCTTTGCAAAGACCAACATTAACTCAAATGGAGGTGACATATTTAAAAGCATTGTGCTATTAAATGCCGATAAACTGACAATGGATGCTCAGTCAGCTTTAAGAAGATGTATTGAGCTTTTTAGCCATACTACAAGATTCTTCATAATTGTGGAAGACAAGTACAAACTATTAAAGCCAATTTTGTCTAGATTTTGTGAGATCTATGTGCCTGAACCAGAATATAATGGTGCACAAATCAATCTTTACAAGTATAATATTGGGGAGACATTTAAGTTGAAAGATGTTAAAAAGAAGAGGATAGATGCATTGAAAAAAGAGTTGAATAAGATAGATGCCAAGACGTGTGTCGCGCCTACTCTATTGACCATTTCAGCGCAACTTTATGAAAAAGGATACAATGCTCTTGACCTGATTCAAATATTGGAAGAGAGCGACAACTTTTTCAAAATTACAGAGGAGAAAAAATACGAATTGCTCATAGCCTTTAACAAGGTACGCAAAGAATTTAGAAATGAGAAATTAATCATGTTGTTTATCTTGAATTTTGTGTTTATAAGTTTAAATAGTAGTTTAGAAAATATTTCATTTATGTAAATGGATGACTTTAACGTGTCAAGTTTGCATGAGTCAAAAAATGAATGGGGTGCTCGTTTGCTTACCATTTTAACACCACTTGTAGTTGAAGGCTTTAGATCTATTTTTGAAGAAGCCGTCAAATTGTGTCGTGATAATAATGAGATGGACAAGTATTTGATGACCTTTCAAAATTTCATTACCAGGATTCCTAAGTGGAATCCCAATATTATTGAACAGGAAAAGGTGCGCATTGTTGAGAAAAGTGCATGTGCTTATTTAGAAGAATTGGTTACATGTGTGCACATTATTCAATTAAAGCTATTGACTGCTATGAGAACAGGTCAAAAGCAAAAGAAGATTGATATTGACATCCCCAAGTTGAATGATTTTATTCACAAGGTCTACATTAATGTAGCAAGAAAGCTTTACAAGAATGTGTATTTGTTTGAATTGGGTATTCCTCCTTTGCAAACACAGAAGCATAATAGGGAGATGGAAGTGATTATTCAGGAGTGCGTCTTGAATACTGTGCGCGAGACGATCCCCATTGAGGGCATTTTGCGTGCTTATTTGGATGAGTCTGTGGAGGAAGAAGTGATTGAGGATGTTAAGGAGCAGATTATTCAAGAGTCCGTTACCATCCCCAATCCCGCTCTAGAGGAGACTGAGCGTTTGATTGAGCAGCAAAGTGGCCTTACTACGGAGATTGGATCCTCTTATGATCAAGAACCTGCACAATCCTTGTCATTTAATAATATGGATATGGTTCGCGATTCAAACAATAATGAGGAGTTTGTGGAGGCTCCCAAGGATATTAACACATTGAACGAGATTAGTGAGTTGAGAAATATTCAGCGCAGGTTGGAGACTGACGAGGAAGATGATAACCCAAGGTTGAGAATTTTTGAGGAAGACTCTCCATTAAGCAGTTTGGATGTGCATGTCATTGAACCTCCCAAGCTAGAATTATTGCCCGATTTGCTTATAGATGATATTGAGGTTTTAGGATAAATGTAACTTCAATGGTGCGTTATACTATTAAGAAGAAACTAATAGTATAATGTAATGGAAAATGTATTTTTTGTAGCGGGATTTATCTCAGCCGTCTATTTTATCGTCAAGTTTATTGAGATGCGCTTTGTTGAAAAGGAGAGCAAGCCATTGAAGTTATTGATCCGTGATTCCTTGTTGGTGTACTTTAGCGTGATCTTTGGTAGCTTTATTCTTGACCAATTGAAGCCCATGATTCAGGATGCCGAGGTGGGAACAAGTGCTCCAGTGGTGTTTACGGGTGATCCAGCATTCTAAAAAAAAATGATACTATAAACAGGTTAAAATAACTAGATTATAGTATAATATTTGAAAATGCCGCATTGTTGTTGCATGTGCAATAAAGCCACCGTTGATCCGTTGACGCCTTTAAGTTGTTTTATAAAGTATTTAAATCGGGGACATAAAGTGTGCCAATCTTGTTGGTGGGATCCTGTTGTTGGTTTTGCGCGAGAAAATGCGTCTCATGCTTGTCCAGGATGTGAAAAAAAGATGGAACTGCCTTTTACTAAAGTAGATTTAACGGTTATTGATCTTACTACAGATGAATAAAATAGTGTTTAGCGTCTTCTACTCCTTTTGGATCTTTTTTTACTAGTTTTACCCTTGCTTTTATTTTTATTTTTATTTTTTAATTTACGAGTTTTAGATCTTTTTGCCGATTTGCGTTTTATAGTCCTCCTCTTTGGTTTTTTTCTTCCTCCAAAATCTTCTTCTTCTGTTGCAGATCCACCTCCCGCTTTTAATCCTGGTCCTTCTTCTCCCAATTCGCGTAACATTTCCTGGTATTTAGCGATTGATTCATTCCATCCGTCAACTTCCTCTGAATCAGGTTCATTTTCTACAGATTCTGATAATATTTTTATTAAAGCATGCAAATTTGCTTTTAATTTATTTTGTTCAAACTGTATTCTATCCGACTGTGATGGATCCTTTTTTAAGAGTTCTCTACATAGTTCTATGTATTCTGTATTCAACTCAATTAGGTCTTCAAGATATAATTTACTTTTTTTAGAGAAATCTTCGGGTGTATACTCATAGTCTGCCGATGGATCTTTATCAAAAATAGTTCCTAAAAGGGCGTTACCCTCTTTTCTACGTTCTTGCAATTCTGCGGCATTACCTCTTGTTTGTATATTGTTTTTTAATCTACGGATTTCAGCTTTTAAATTATAAAAAAGTTCATCTCTTTCCTCTCGCAAAAGTTTTGATTGTTCTAGAGTATACAGTTTAGTTGTATCCTCACCCATTACTTTAACTGATAGTGGAGGCAAAGTAACTCTTTTTTTAGTTAGATGTTGATCTTGGTCAATGGAAGCTTTTCCTGAATAAGTTGTTGTTCTATTTTGATTGCGTGCGGCAATTTCGTGTGGTTCTAGAAACTCATGAAAAGGGTTTTGCGAATTATCTTCGGAGAATGCACCAAATCCACTATATTGGTTTGATACAAGAGCTGATTTTTTTGGCATTGAGTATGAAACTGAGCTTTCTCCAAATTTTTTTTTCTTTCCAACTTTATCATCTTCATTTCTATCTCCCATTAAAAAAATATAAGTTATATTATACATATATTTTTTTTATAATTTAAAACAGGCAATCCACTTGTCTAAACATACGAAGGAATATCATCAATATTCATAACCTTGTCATTTTTTCCCAACTTGGACTTGTCAACAATAAACTTCTTAAATGCGGTTCTTTCTAATTGCGCCTGAGGAGTGTGTTTGTGAACGCATCGTGCAATCATCTTGTACAATTTGAACCCAGGATAGCGCTCAACTCCAGTGTTCTTGTACAAAACATTAATACCATTATCGTCCGTGCACCAATCAACAATCAATTTAATAATAGGGCTGCAAGAATTAATGTCTTTTACCTCATCTACATCTTCAACTAAAAAGTCAAAAATGGAGCACGCTAAACGGCATAAATCAAAACTGTAATTGGTCTCAAGTCTAGGTTTCTTCTCATTAAAATATGGTTCAGTGTTGTATTGCGTTGATGCATCTCCATTTGGGTGAAAACTGTCGCTAAAAAACAGTTGACCATTAAATTTGTATGCACCTCTACCAAAGTCAATAATCTTGAAGATTCTGCCAAATGTTGGCACTTTGTAGTACTTTTTCTTATAGCAGTAATAGAGGTATTTTTTTTCAGTGGTATTATACATCACATTATTTGTGTGAAGATCATTGTGCGTAAATGAAAAGGCCTTTTGATATGTGATCAGCATCATTATAATTTGAATAAGTGCAGAGAACCACTCGTCGTGGGATAGTTCATTCTCCATAAGTAAGCTGTCCATAGTGTTCTCGCAATATTCCATGCAAATAACCTGAACAGGAAATTTGGGAATAGTAACATAGACGCTTTCTTCTTCACACGAGGATGAATCCTCGCCCTCATCATCATCTGTGTATTCTGTTTCCTCATCCTTGTCATTTTGTTCTTCTCCTTCTATATCAACAATATTAGGGTCGTAATCTTCTGCATCGCATGCTCCACATCTCTCGCCTTCACCCTCTTCCTCTTCTCCTTCTTCCTCTTCACTTCCAGAATAAACTTCATCATTAGAATTTGTATGAGATGTTCTTGATGAGCAAGTAGATCCAGATCCAGAGGTTGAACTAGATTTAATAGTTGTTATAGATTTATGAGTATGTTCGTTGGAAGTTCGTGATTCCTTTTCTTCTCCTTTTTCTTCCTCATCTGCAGTTTCAGTAGGCAGAGAAACATCCACCACCTCTAAGGCCAATGTATGTTCTTTAAGATTTTCAAGGGTTAATGTTGATACCTCTAGTGCCGTTTTTTCAGTTGCAGTCGCAGTATTGTTCAGTTCCTCAACACTGAAAATGTTTTCAAATATCTCATTATTAATGGACTTGGCGGAAATATTGGAATGACGAGTATTGTTTCCGTGAATTTTAATAGGCTTTAGGCGCACCTTGTCATCTTCAACCAAATGGTCATATTCCTCTATTTGAAATAGAATATTTTTGGATTTATTGAAAAACTCAGATTTAACAAGATACTCAAGATCATCCATCACGTCTACAGTAAAATTATTTTTATGTGCTAAGAATGATCCATAGTAGTCCACACCATGCATAAATCCATATTCATGCAAAAGTTTGCTTGTTAAGAAGGAAAAGAATCCGTCTACATAAGCTGAATTATTATCTCCTAGAATCTTTGGATTTACTGCACCATTTAGCTCAGGTGAAATGGAAGGAAGAGAAAACAAATTCTCATCATTTACATTGTATTTACCAACCATAAACTTGAATGGATCCAAAAGTGGCGCCATTTTAAAGAACACGGGTTTCATCTTTGATTGACTTTTTCCTGAAGCATCTTCAATGCTCTTTAAACTGCATTCAAACAGATTTTTATTGTCCTCAATGTTCTCGTGCAAATCATTAATATACCATTTATTATTGAGATTAATTGCATTGAAATTTCTTTCATTCAAGGAAAAGAATTTTGTATAAATAGGAATATAGTTTTGAGCATTTGACAAGTTGATGGTTTCATTTTTTTCAAAAGAACTAAAGAGTTCACGATTCTTTCTTTTTTGATAATCTAGCTTAATCATCATTAGCTAAATAGAATATTAATTAAATCATGTTTTAACTTATTCTATCAATATGTATATGTCTCTTGTTCATTTATTCTAAAGGTTTCATAAAATATTTCTCTAATACATATAGTAGAGTACGTTACACATGTCTATACAATTAAATGCAATAATGAGTGATAACATGGCAATTATTAATAAAGTTATAGTTGATGCTAGATCCAAAAATATAAGACTTGTTTCAAAAAAAGAGGCACCTTCATCTAATGTAGTTTTTGATGTAGCTATAACGGATGATTTGAATGATGTGCCAATCCTTAAAAAATGTGGAGCAAATGTAAATATTCATGTAATATTATTATCAAAAACAGAAATTGCTAAAAATATAGCAACTTTTGAAAAGGAAATATTTATTGCACATCAAGTAAAGTTTCGTTATGGCAAATGGTATGATATTTTGAATGATGCGGCAAATAACAACTCAATTATTAGTGCCGCTGAAATAAATAATGAATATACTGTTTACTATGAGAGTGATGGTGATAATAATAGTTTATGGAAAATTGTTGATAAAGTAGCAAATGAAATGTTAATTAAACGAGGAACATATTTTATTGAAAAATTAAAAGAATTTATTAAACAAAACCCACAAAATGCTTCAATCATACAACAATTTGTTTTTAATGCAGATTTTGGTGATTTTAGACGCATGGAAGATTTTCGTTTTGTTCACAACCGTCCCTATGAAACAGATCATTTAGTTTTATTTCCATTAGATTTGTATCATACAAGATTAATAAATTTTAAGGATACAACTCCATTTAATTTAAAGACAAACAATGCAATTTGGATCGGTAGACCAGATGATGATTGGCGTTGGAAACATAATAAAGACGGAAAAAGTCATCGGCTTACATTTGTAGAGAATACTTTTGATATTCATCCAAACATTATTGTAAGATTTTCAGGTGATGAAAAAAATAAGGAAAAAAATCAGCAGATAGATGCAAAATATATTAGTCATCTTTTAACAAAGGAAGAACAAACAAAAAACAAGTTTATTATAAATTTAGAGGGAAATGATACATCCACTTCTTTTTTGTGGGCTCTTGGATCTAATTGCTGTCCATTGCACACATTTCCTTTTACTTTTGAAAACATTCTTTTTGGTAATGGACTAGAACCTTATAAGCATTTTATTCCCATTGCTGTAGATGGTAGTGATTTGCTTGAAAAATATAATTGGTGTTTGGATCATTTAGAGGAATGCGAGAAGATTGCAAATAATGGAAAAGAATACATGGGGTTTTACCAAGATAAAGACATTTATAATCAAATTTTAAATCGCATGTTTGGAATGTATTGCATGGTCAAATAACATGGTTTGCATATTTTGCGTAATTGAGTTTATTTATTTTTCTGCATAATGTAGAGAGAATATGACGTTGGAATTAAAAAAGTTTGACATGAAAAGCATTAGTTTCAAGGCAAATGAGGCAAAGGGTCCAGTCGTTGTTCTTATTGGGCGTCGTGATACTGGTAAGTCTTTCTTGGTTAGAGATCTCCTTTATTACCATCAAGATATTCCAATTGGCACTGTTGTTGCAGGCACAGAAGAGGGTAACGGATTTTACGGAAAATTAGTGCCCAAACTGTTTATTCACAACGAGTACAATACGGCGATTGTGGAGAATATTCTCAAGCGGCAGCGACAGGTGTTAAAACAGGTTAAAAAAGAAATAGAGACATTTAAAAGAAGCACGATTGATCCGCGCGCATTTGTTATTCTTGATGATTGTCTTTATGATAACACGTGGGCCAGGGATAAAATGATGCGTCTCCTATTTATGAACGGTGAATGTTTGCCGTAGTTATTCCAAAAGAATAGCTAGTGAATGTGTTTAGGAAGAAATATAAACACATTTGCGACACGTCCAAATTGCGGAGACGTCTTGTTAAGTTTATGCTACTAAATTATAGTAAAAATACTATAATGGCTTATGCTAATCACATAAGGTACAGTAAAAAGGCATAAAATAGAGATAACCCGCAGCTAGTCACCTAAGTCCGTTATGATAAGGATATGGTGGCAGTTCAACGACTAAATGCTCGTGGGCTTGAAACGTCTAATCAACGTTAATGATAGCTTAAAATATAGTCTAATCCCACCCGAGAGGGTGCTACACCCATTTAAAAAGTGTAGATTCCGTGATGATAGGAGCAAATGCCTATTATAGAATGGTATTAAATGAGACATTGGAAGATCATGCTTATTATAACAATGCAATATCCTCTTGGCATTCCTCCCACACTGAGAACCAATATAGATTATGTTTTTATTTTGAGAGAACCATACATTGCAAATAGAAAGCGCATTTACGAAAATTATGCGGGAATGTTTCCAACATTTGAGTCCTTTTGTCAAGTCATGGATCAATGCACGGAAAATTACGAGTGCTTGGTAATTAACAACAATGCGAAATCAAACAAGTTGCAGGATCAGGTATTTTGGTACAAGGCTGACTCGCACAATGACTTCAAATTGGGATCAAAAGAGTTCTGGGAACTCAGCAAGGATATAAACTCTGATGAGGAGGATGAAAAATATGATCCAAATAACACCAAGAAGCGAGGTCAAGGACCAAAAATTAGCGTTAAAAAGAGCAAGTGGTAGATACGCTTTTAAATTTTAAAATCAGTTATAAAAGAATCTCAATTAGCAAAAAAATTGAGATGCTTTAATAGAATGTCTACAAATACAACCCAGAGTCTTTGCACAAGTTTCAAACTAAATCAATCTAAAACAAAATCAATATATTCCAACAATGAGCGCAAACGCAATTGTCAACAGTGGTCCCAAGCTACCTCTTAAGCTTGTTAATAAGATTCTTGGCTACATGTCAGGGCTAACAAGGGGCACAAGATTGCGGTTTAAGGTTGTCCTTGACAAGAAGACAAACAAATACAAGTGCAAGTGGTACCCCACAAGAGCGCTTGATAAATTCCTACACTTGCATTCAACCCCGCACAGAAGGCCAGCCAATCTTATCAAACTTTATTTGCCCAGTTCTGCGCAAGAATGGAGATATGAACAAGATGAAGCCAAAATAAAGGCGCAACTCATTGATGCTTTCTATATTAACTTTCCCAAAAAAACAATAAAATACTCAGAAACTGCGCATGACTATGGTCTTGAACACGAAGTGAGCTACAAATATACGTATTTCTCAGACGGAAAAGGTGGATACAACTGCGCATGGGTAGTTAATGACAGTGATGAAGATGATGATAACTATTATTGCATGTTCAAGAGAGGAAAACTTTTGCTGAACTGTCCAGAGGATCCTTCTGGAAAGCATGAATATGTAATTCCATCATATGCGTGCATAAAGGACGGACCTTCCTTTACGGATGAGCCATATACGACCATTTTGCATTTGAATAAGATGAATCGCGGTTCAGCTTTTGGTTTTAGAGGGTCACGTTATTCTTACTTTGATGCTATTACAGGAGAACAAAAAGTTGACTATTTAAGTAAAATGGACCAATGGCTTCTTCTGGGCGAAAATTACGATGATTGCTTTTACCACGATTATTAGCCGCGTACAAATCTTATATATACGTATAAACACTATATACAAAATTTTTTCTTTAAGCTAGTTTACAAACTATTTATTCAATGTTTTACTCGTTCTTCTTAGTGGCAAAAGGTCCACTGATAAGCTCACTTTGACCATTATCCGTCTTGCCCATAACAATATTTTCACCCTCAAACAACTCCTTGCGAATGTCTGCGGCTGAGATGGTTTCCTGTGAATTGAACACATTCTCTTGCGTGTTCAAGTTATTAATGCCAACCAAGTTACCATCATTGTCAACTGTTTGCGTCAAAACATTGCCACTCTTCTCGGCATTCTTCATGTTCTCCTCAATGGCCTTCTTCTTGCTCTCCTTGACGCGTTGGTCAAACTCATTCTTGGCCAAAGACTCGTTCTTGGTCTTCTCATGCATAAGTTGATTGAGCTCTTCCTCCATGTATTCAACACGACCCGTGCGGTAGGCCTCTGGGTCCCAAGGCATCCACATACCAATAGGACCAACCAAGATATCGTGGTAAGGATCCATCTCTCTAAGCATCTTGCACCTGAGCTCGGCCTCCTCTTGTGTGGGGAAAGAACCGCGAATCTTGAGACCGCGGATAGAAGTTTGGAAGTTGAACTTTACATTAAACTCCTTCTCTAGACGATCCTCATTCTTATCCAAAAAGGTCCTGTAATCATCCTCCAATGAACTTCCAGTAAGACTGGCCTTCTCTTCCTCCAAGAAATCCTTGAAATCCTTGGTAACATCCTCAAACGTAAGCTTGTACTTGAAGGAAACAAAGTTCAAAAACTGAACAAACTTCTCCATGGCCTTTGAAAACTCCCACTTATTTAGAAATTCCTGGAAAAAGAACATCTCTTTTTGCTTTAAAACCTTCTCAGGAGAAACAAATGAAATGCAGCAAAAGTTTTGGCCTGCAATAGGCTTGTCTACCTCCAAAATGTCAACATATTTAGGATTTGGTTGGCCAGTTGCAGTCTCTTTTCTCTCAAATGATAAATCAGTGGGGCGAACCTCTTTAGAAAAACTCATCTATACATCCCTTCGCGTTTTCATTCTAAGTATTTTATTTAACAATTTATATTTTGCAAATATTTAGATCTTTATTTTGTCTTTTGTTTTGTCTTTTAAAGATGTTTATTTTTTCTAACCACATAATATATAATGAACGGCTTGTTTGATATTTCCGAGTTGATTAAGCGAATCATCAAGTATTTAGTTGAGGGTTTGATGGTGGCTATTGCTGCTTATGCTATCCCCAAGCAATCATTGAATCTTGAGGAGATCATGTTGATTGCCTTGACGGCGGCTGCCACATTTAGCATTTTGGACACGTATGTCCCCAGTATGGGCATGACTGCTCGTTCTGGTGCAGGCTTCGGCATCGGCGCCAATCTTGTTGGCTTCCCTGGAGGTCTTTAAGTATGTTTGCCGATAAATAATTAATGCATTTATAGTCATTTTTCCTTTATATCAATTTTACAAAAGTAATTGATATAAATTTTAAATAGTTGCAACAAACTCCCAATCCAAATTTTCACACATTTTTTTCCAAATTTCGTCCTGTTCAATCAACTTTTCGCGATCTTTCAACATTGGTATGTCAATCAAATATTGTTTTTCATCCAAGAGTTCGCAAAGCTTGTAAAGAACATAGTAATAGTTTAAAAAATTAACACGATAATCGGGGCAAAATTTTGCATAAGGAGCCTGCAATTCCATAAATAAATTGCACAGAGTTTCTTCCAATTCTTGAGACATAACTGGTGGTTTAATACCAAGCTTGTTTTTAATAAAGGCAATGTGTTCATAGTACTTGTTGTATCCCAATTTTTTCAATATTTCCTTTGTCTTGTAGTGGTTTAATTGCTCAAGTTGTATTCTCTCTTTCTTAATTTGCAATTTAATATTTTCAATAACATCTACTGGTATTTGTGTTGTTTCTTTTCCTTGAAATTGTGCCAAAATCTCTTTAAAATGGTTAATTTTTTTATAAGCATAGAAGCAAACCTCTTTTGGAGGTTCCTTGTAAGAAGGTTTTTCATTCTCAATCAAATAAGGAACATTCTTTGAACATATATTGCATATTAAAACCCCCTCATCATCTAACGGTATGAGCTCACCCTTAAAGCAATATTGACAAACGTCCGTAGAGCAAACAAATGCATTCATATCCAAAAATGTTTCATCAATATTGCTCAAATATCGTTGAACAATGTTTCTATTTTTATTCTCATTTTCAGCCTTGTTTTGATTTAGATCTTCATTCTTAATTTTAAAAAAACTGTTCAGTATTTTACTTTTTGTGTCCATCGTAGAAGAGGAAGAAGATATTTCAGTTGATGAAATATTCTTCTTGTTTTCAAAGTATTCAAAAATATATCTTGAATTGTCTAGGAAATAATCTACCTTTTTTGTCTTTAATTTTTTAACAGTTTCAGTAATTTCATTTATGCGATCCGCAATGTCTAATCGTTGCTCAATTGTTAATTGATCTGCTTGATCAACTAATTGTTGTTTTAATTCAGCCTTTTCTTTTTTGATTGTAGGAATTTTATCCTGTTCATCCTTGCAAAATTCATTTATAAACTCTTTGTGTTTGCCATCTAATGTGGTAGAGTTTTTTTTGCTTACCCTGATTTTTTTAATACTCTTTGGCTTAAATGAAGGCATCTTTGTTTACTATATATTAAATTACTATTTTACAATGTTTAACTAATAATAAATAAAATATATTTAGACCCATTTTCAAAATAATAAAGTTTAGAATATAGAGAATATAGAAAACAAAATTTGTGCTATGTATTATCTAGTTGATTTAAGATGCAAAACTAGTTTAAATATAAATTATAGTTTCACAATATTTATTAATGGAATTGACAATTAATTTAGAAGATACAAATGGTAATAAAATGAACGTGCAACTAGATAATACAAAGTTTCAAAAAATGATCTTTTTATTTAATGCATTGGAAGAAGGTTGGTCTATTAAAAAAAGCAATAATTCTTATATTTTTAAGAAAAATCATGAAGGTAAAAAAGAAATTTTTCTTGAAAGTTATTTATCTAGATTCATGAAGGACAATTTTGACATAAATAAAATATTATCATAAATGTGTCATTTTTGACAATTTTATTTTTTGCGAATTAAATCAATTCTCAAAAAATTTTTTTCTTTAGCAATATTATAAAATGGGAGGTGGTTTAATGCAGCTCGTTGCCTATGGCGCACAAGATGTTTACCTTACTGGTAATCCTCAAATTACTTTCTGGAAGGTCACTTACAGACGTTACACAAACTTTGCTATTGAGTCCATTGAGCAGACTTTCAACGGCCAAGCCGATTTCGGTCGCCGTGTTACTTGCGTGATCAGCCGTAACGGCGATCTCGCCTACCGCACCTACCTTCAGGTTACTCTTCCCGAGATTAACCAGCTTATGGGTGCCGCTAACCCCAACGCCGTCACCTATGGCTTATCCAGCGGTGTGTATGCCCGTTGGTTAGATTTCCCTGGTGAGCAAATCGTTGCTCAAGTTGAGGTTGAGATCGGTGGTCAACGCATTGACCGCCAATACGGTGACTGGATGCACATCTGGAACCAACTCACAATGACCAGCGAGCAAACCCCTGGCTACTACAAGATGATTGGTAACACCACCCAGCTTACCTTCATCACGGATCCCTCTTTCGCGGAGGTTGATGGTCCTTGCGACTCCAGCGCTCCTCGTCAAGTGTGCGCTCCCCGCAATGCTCTCCCTGAGACAACCCTTTACATCCCCCTTCAATTCTGGTTTTGCACCAACCCTGGTCTTGCCCTTCCCTTGATTGCCCTCCAATACCACGAGGTCAAGATCAACCTTGATCTTCGCCCCATTGATGAGTGCTTGTGGGCCGTGACCTCCCTCAACTGTGGCAACACTGGTGTTACTGGCGTTACCCCCGCCAGCCGCGGAACCCCCCTTCCCGCTGTTATTGCCTACAACCAGTCCCTTGTTGCTGCCTCTCTCTACGTTGACTACGTGTTCCTTGACACGGACGAGCGCCGCAGAATGGCCCAGAACCCCCACGAGTACCTCATCACCCAGCTCCAATTCACTGGTGATGAGTCCGTCGGTTCATCCTCAAACAAGATCAAGCTCAACTTCAACCACCCCGTGAAGGAGCTTGTCTGGGTTGTGCAGCCCGATCAAAACGTGGACTACTGTTCATCCCTTGCTTGCGACGCCACCCTCTTCAAGGTTCTTGGCGCCCAACCCTTCAACTACACTGACGCCATTGATGCTCTCCCCAACGCCATCCACGCCTTTGGCTCACCCAGCGCCATCACCTATGGTGCTAACAATGGTTTCAATATTCCCAACGATTGGAACTACATCAGCCCTATTGACGGAACCTTCCAAGACGCTGGTTCTGTTGGTGTGAATGGTAACGGTGATTACTGGCACCAAAACTCCGCAAACCCCGCAACCCCTGCTCTCAACCCTTACAATGAGCCCCACTTTGGCGGCCCTGGTATCAATAATCTCAGTGCTGCGGAGCAAACTGCGCTTGCCGCTCAGCTTGGTATTAGCGTCGCCGCTCTTACTGGCTTTGCTACTCAAGCCTACAACACCCAATCTGGTGTCTCCGATGCTGGCACATTCGTGCTCACTGAGACCTCCCTTCCCCTCCACTGTTGGGGCATGAACCCCGTCGTCACCGCTAAGCTCCAACTTAACGGCCAAGACCGCTTCTCTGAGCGCGAAGGATCATACTTCAACTACGTGCAACCTTACCAGGCCCACACCCGCAACCCTGATGAGGGTATCAACGTGTACAGCTTTGCCCTCCGCCCTGAGGAACACCAACCTTCAGGCACGTGCAACTTCTCACGCATTGATAACGCCACACTCCAACTTGTGCTCTCCAACGCCACCGTTGAGGGCACCAAGACCGCCAAGGTCCGCGTCTACGCCACCAACTACAACGTTCTTAGAATTATGAGCGGTATGGGTGGGCTCGCATATTCCAATTGAGCGGGTTGTTACTGTTTATCGTGTCATACTTTTTTATACATTTTAATAATTAAATTATTGCATTTTAATTATTAAAGCAAAAAACAATATAGATATATATTAAGAAATACTATATAAAATGAGCGTAGATATCGTAAATCTTATTGAAAGTAATCCAATTACTAAATTAAATGGCAATTATCAGTCAAAATTAGTTGAAAAGGTGCAAAAATCATTTAACAATTATGAACAACAGATGTTTGTTGCAAGTTTTTATTGCTATTTGAAGCATGATAATAAGAATGATTTTGTAATTGATCTAGATAACGTGTGGAAATGGTTAGGGTTTAGTCAAAAAGTAAATGCAAAAATGCTGCTTGAAAAACAATTTACAATTAATATAGATTATAAAAAGTTGCTTTTGTTGCAACAAAAGCAAAGTAATACTACACAAGGTGGTCATAATAAAGAAACGTTTATGCTAAATATTGACACATTCAAGAAAATTTGTTTAAAGGCTGGAACAAAAAAAGCCGATGAAATCCATGATTATTTTATTAAATTAGAATCTATATTGCATGAAATATTAGTAGAAGAAACTAATGAACTCAAAATGCAACTTGAACAACAAAAAACAGAATTTCAATTATTAGAAGACAAAAAGACACAAGAATATAATGTAAAACTTGAGAAGCAAAAGATCTTGGAAAGAGAAAAAATATTGTTGAAAGAATATGCAACGGCTGGTGCTATTTTTTATGTTATAAAGGTAAAAACTTTTGAAAATGGAAGTTATATTGTAAAGGTTGGAGAAAGCGGGAAAGGAATCCTGTCTAGATATAAAGAACATAAAACTAAATATGATGAATGTTTGCTATTAGATTGTTTTGCAGTTCAAAAAAGTAGAGACTTTGAGGGTTTTATTAAAGGATATGAAACTATTCGTGCAAATAGAGTTCTTGATTTGCCTGGACATGAAACTGAGCTTGAACTATTTCTTATAGGAAAAAATTTGTCATATCAAATATTGTTAGACATTATTAATAACAATATAAAGTATTTTGACAACAATGATACTAATAAATTAGAACTTGAGATTGAACAATTAAAATTGTTGCTTGAGATGAAGACCACAAATAATGACAATCTTTTAATTCAAGATTTAATTAAAACTGTAAAACAAATGTCATCTAAGATAGACAACTTGGAAAATATTAATAAAGACATTGCATCAAAACTAAACTCTATGCAAACAAAAACAACAACTAGTTTCAATCAACCACTTGTAACACTTGGTCCACGTCTACAAAAAATAAACCCAGAAACATTAACTATTATTAAGGTCTACGAATCTGTAGCAGAATGTTTAAAAGAATATAACTTCAAGGTTAAACGACCAAGTATTGATAAGGCTATAACAGAAAATACTATTTATAGTGGGTTTAGATGGGCTTTTGTAGATAGAAATTTGGATCCAAATGTCCTATATGATCTTCCTCCAACAAAGCAAACTAAAAGTCAAAATCTTGGATACATTGCAAAATTAAACAAAGAAAAAACAAAAATCCTCAATGTTTATTTAGATAGGAAAAGTGCATCAGCTCTTAATGGTTATAAATCCTCATCGGCATTAGATACACCAGTTAAAAATATTTCACTTTCTAATGGAAACTACTATATGTTATATGATAAGTGCCCAGAAGAACTAATTGAGGCATTTAAAGAGCAACACGGTGAACCAGTTTTATACAAAGACGGAATAGGACAATACACGATAGACAACCAACTCGTAAAAGAATTTGTTTGCAAATATGACTGCATTAAACAATTAAAAATAAGCGACAAGACATTGGCAAAGGCATTAGATAAAGACGTATTATGGAATAACTCTTATTTTAAAAGATCTGGCAACAAACTACAACAAATCTCTAGTCAATAAATTTAAAAATTGAATACAAAAACAAAATTGTATTCAATTCACATCACCCAATTAGTCCATCTCAAAATGGCACTGTGCGAACCCCAAAGGGAACCCAAAATGCTTTCAAACCGCCCCTCGCTAACAATTGATTTGCCAGAGGATATCCTCTCTAATATTGAAACAATCCAACATTTTAAATGCTGCATTGAAATTGAGAACACAAGGATTCGCAAGAAATACTATGTTCCACTCAAGTGGTCTATGGACAAGTTTATTAGTTCCATGAAAATCCATGCAAGGCAAGATTTTCGTGAACATCTGTCACATTTTAATGATATGCAATTTGTTATCAAGAAACAGCAAAAAAATAGTAGTGAAAAACTGGACCATGTGCTCACAAGCGATTTAATTTATTTTGTCAATGAACTTGACATGAAGACTGTTTATATTCGCGGATCTATTTAGTAAATAAAGAGTAAATAGAGCAAACTCACAAGCTTTAAATATTTTTATATTATATGAGCTCATCAACACAATTAAATGAAAAATTACCATCTATAAAAAATATAAATTTTGAAGGCAAACAAGTCTGGCCTTCACAAATCAAAAATGTGCAGATGAGGTTTCAAACACAAGAAGACCTGCAACTCCTTATAATAAATATTTTTTTGCACGATTTTGGTCACGACTATAATTTTGCAAAAGATGGGTATTTAAAAAGAATTGTAAAAAATGTTGCCGATTTAGAGTCCATGGGAGTCACAATTGGCAATTCAAACTTGAAAGTACTTGTAGAAACTCTTTCTGGTCCGCGAGAAATATTTATGTATGATGACAGAAAATTTGTAGATGCCGAGCGTGATTTTGACAAGGAAGACCTAGAACCCGCGGTTCTCAATTATTTAAACTTTAAAAAGAAGTACAATGAAACATTGGATGCACTGGAAGAACCAGTTGAGCAAAAAGGTGGCGCGGTTACAGAAATGTTAACTAAGACGGTAAAACCATTAATTCTTCGTTTAAAACCCGTTACACCAGAAGAAGAAACAGAAAAATCATTAATTCTTCGCTTAAAAACAGTTGATCCAAAAGAAGAAATCACTACTGTCCAGGTTTTTTCTTCCTTGACTGGAGAAATTATAAAAGATTTTACCAAGTCTTTGAACAATGATCCCAATTTTTTAACAATGTTTTCTACATTGAAACTCTATGCAACGTCTTTTTTGGGAGAAAATGACTACAAGTCACAAATCCCAGAAGGGTTGTCACCAGAGACCTTTTATAAATGCGATATGCATTACTCAATTGTAACCTCTTTATATGGCCTCGTAAGTTATTATGATGAAGTGCTTAAAGAAACAAAAGTGGAAGACGAGGAGACAAAGATTATGATTTTAAAGACGTCTATTTTTAGCGATTTTTTGTCGATGCTTTTGTTTGCTTATTTGGATCAGGCTCCCAATGGAAAATACTATGAAACAAATGCGGAAAAAGATCCGTTGGATGTTTTAGATTCTGCAGAAGTTTTAAACGGATTTATAGGTTTGTTTGCACAATATGTTGGAATGGCAGATGATCAATTTGCAGAATTTAAAAAGACAAGGTTTTCTTCCTTGGAAAAGGATAATGAATCAGTTCAACAAGAATCTAAAGGACAGAAAGGTGGTGCACCAGCTGAAGAAGTACCAGTAGTAGAAGCCTTACAAATTAATGTAACAAAAAAGTATTATGTCCGCAGAAGATACGGCATATTGCATAACAATCTTTTAACAACTGTTGCACGCGGTATATTTTTAAAAACAGGCTTATGGCAACAAATTTACCCCGAAATCCCAGATTTTACGGATGAAAATGTTGACGGCATTTCATACGAGCTTTTAAAAAACCAAGGTCTACAAAATGAGATGCTAATGGCCGAAATACTTATTTTAAAACACATGTTGAAGGAGGTTCTTCCTGATGTGCTCTTTTTGGCTAATGGAATTGATGACAAATTGAAGAATTTCTTGGATGTTTACCTTTACAAATGCAGTGGTTATAAAATGGAACTACGTGAAGAAGCCACCAGAGACAAGGAACTGGATTTTTATGCGTCCAAACCAGAAGATGATGTTGTTCCAAAAGATCTGGAGGATTTTATTGTAGATGATAAAGAGGAAGAAGAATTGATGGAGGGCGGAAAAATTGTACAACGTGGTGGTACTCTTACCAAAACGGAAGAAATTTCCATCTTCCCAACAACCTTTAATTTAGAGACGCTTTTTGAAGAACCCAATATTAAGAAAATGCTTACTAGGGAACAGATTGAGACAGCTTACAGAATTAATGAGCTTGTTATTGAAAACCTTAAGGAAAGCGCAATTCCTCCATTTGAAGTGGTTATTGATGAAGAAAGAAAACGTGAAATTAAAAACCTTATGGACCTTTTAAAGTTTAATACAACTCTCATTGCTCGTGCAGATATAGTGCAATCTGGCGGGGCAGCTGCATTGGAAGAAGAAGAACAAAAAGAAGAACAAAAAGAAGACATAGAACCAGCTGCAGAAGAACCTGAGTCCAAAGCAGAAGAAGAGGGTCCACAATTAGAAGAAGTTGCAGTAGATGTAACTCCAGAACCAGCACAAGAACCACCAGCGAAACCAAGCATTTATCGCTTCCCTGCGCCCAAAAAGAGATTTATCTATGATAATGCATCTAAACTAACATCCAATTTAAGTGGTCTCAGTCTTTTTCATAAGGCAGATGCATTGAATGAGATTCATCGCACATCTAAAACCGATGAAGAGTTTGAGGATCTGCGCAAAAAATTCAAGGCTGCACAAAACTTTTTTGGCTTGTACAAGTCATTAAAACGCGGTGTCATATGCGCTGGATCATCCATGATGGATGCAATGGATAACTGCTCATTAAGTCTAGGTGCAACAGAGCCAAAAGAGATTGGCACAACCAATTACGAGTTTGTATATGACTCACCAGATGGTAATTCACATATGTCTTATGGAGGCGCAGTACTCTTTTACAAAACCCTGGATGAATCGGGGGAAGAATGTATTGCAGCAACTATTGACTTTTCTTTAAAGACTAAGCTGCCAGGTCAAACAGAGGAAGATGTTGCACGAGTAAATACCACTGAAATGAAAGTGGCCGATGCGGAAGACTTGAAGGCACGCATTGTTTACAAAACAATTGTGCAGCGTATGAAAACCTTATTTTTCAAAACTTATGGCGAACAGATGGAAGATAATACTGCGTGGAAAGATTTGTCTCCGCCAGAAATCCGCGAATACATGTTTGACAAGGTGCGCCGCCTTTGGTCCATGTTACAATACAAACCATTTTCTCCTGAACAAGGTGCAATCAACAACAATGACAATTTTAATTCCTTACTTGGCGCCACTGCACTAAAAAATCTGGGAGATTTGCTTCAAGAAGCGCAAGGCGCCCTGCAATGGGGTGGCTACATTAACGACCTTGACGAGTTAAGCCCAGAGACCCAACAATTCATTGCAGAAAACGGCATTGAACCCATTTTTAGAAGCACTAGTAGCAAGGATACTATTGTCCCTTATGATGAAAACGGAAATGCGCTGCGTTTGGCGGTCCAGGGCGATCGCCCATCAGCATTCCGCTCTGTTTACTTTATGATGAATGCTGCCTCAGGCATAAATCTGTTTGCCATTGGTGGATACTTACAAGGTGGTCGCAGTTTGCTTGTATCTAGGAACCAATCTACTTTAGAACCTTCAGCAGAGGAAGAAGGGCCAACGGTAAATTTTGCAGAGGGCGACAAAGAACCCATGCTAATAAAATGCCCCAAATATGGCAAGGTAATCTATGTTAACACGGAAAAAAAGAATGTGGATCTTAAGCATTTGGCAATTAAGGATCCAGCATTTAAGAGGAAAATTAAAACGCCTGAAAATGCAGAGCCTGGAAAACCAAGTGTAGCGCAAAGAGACATTGCAGAGTTGGAGCGCGCTGGTGAATTTATTCCACCCTTATCTGCATTTAACCCAGAAACAAAACCAAAACCAAAACCCAAACCCAAACCAGAAGAATTAGAGTTTGTTATTGTAAAGGAGGAAGAATCTGCAGAAAAAGTTTTTGAAGAAGAAGAACTTAAAGAACGAGAGGAAGAAACGGTGGCAAAGGGTGTAAAAAAAATGCGGGCTGAAAATGGAGAAACAACGGATCTAATTGCCAAGTTTTTTACTGTTCCAGAGGAAGAAAAACGGGTTCCTGTTAAGAAGGCTACCAAAAGAAGAAGGCACAATTATAAAAAAGCAAAGGCTACTAGAAAACATGCAAAGAAATTTAGAAAACCCAAGCATACCAAAAGACATCTTAAAAACTGTAAAAAAGGTTCATCTCATAAAGGTTGTCATTATACTGTTAAACGCAAATTGAAAAAATAATTTATAAATTTCATACTATAATTGTTATTATATTATGAAATGCAAGACGGGATTAATGTTTTGTAGTCTTTTTGTTTGATTTTTTTGCACGTTTACCACGCGTGTGTCGTTTTTTATTAGATTTGACTTTATGCTGCTTTCTTGTACTCTTTCTTCCTTTTTTACTATTGCGTCGGGTTTTTTTTCTTGGTTTGCCTCCAAAATCACCTTCATCATCTTTATGATCTTCATCCATTTTACCTCCACCAGATTCACCTCCACCAGAAGAGAAACTACCTCTTGATGGAGGAATTCCTTTAAATTCTGTTATAATTGCATCCATAATAACAGATGCTCTATAATCTTCTGGAGATCTTGCGTTACTTTTAAGTGTTTCACGAATTTCATTCATTCTAGAGCGAATTTTATCAGCGTTATAAGATATACCCTTGCTAACAAGTATTTGTCTTACAGTTTCAGGAAATAATATAGTATTTCCAATACCCTTGGCAGTTATTTCTATGTCACTACTACCTTTTTTTGTATATAACTTATAAATTTCTTCACAAGGTAAAGATGAAAAATTTAATAACTGTACGTATCTTTTTCCAGCCTGTCTTCTTACACTATCTATAATTTTATTACATATTTCTTCTATTTCTTCTGGCTCTACTCGTAATGGTGTACTGCGAGGAGCTGGACTGCTGGACCAACTATATTGTTTATTTTGCAAAGGTGTAGTAAGACCTTCACCCAAGCCTGTTGTAAATCTATTTTGTTGTGCACTGCTTGTTCCAGTTAATAAAAATGAACTTGCACTTCCTCCTCCAGCTCCTCCAGCTCCACTAGAAAAAGCAGTTGCTTGTTGTTCGCTTGTCAGTGTTTTAGTAGTCTTTTGCAGTAGTTGAATTGCATCGTTTAGTAATGCTCCTGCATCTATTATATCATTATCATCTGAGCCAGCATTTAAAAGGCAAATTTCATCTATTATTTGATTAAAAATATCAATTATATCTTGTTGATTAGACATAGCAGAAATATTTGTTGGTATTAATTCATCAATATTGTTTAAATATTGGTTTAAAGATGAAGATGAGGAAGATGATGAAGATGATGAAGATGATGAAGATGAGGAAGATGATGAAGATGATGAAGATGATGAAAGAATAGGAAGAAGCTTTTTCCAAGACACAAGTATTGATCTTTTAACTTTACTCTCAACTGTTTTTTCTTGAGTTCTTTTTTGCTGTGATTTATAAATTTTTTTTTGCTTACCAATCAAATCATCTAAGAGATTCAACAAATTATAAATCTCTGGCGGTAATGTCATTTCATATCTTCCTACAGTCCCTGGAATAAAAATATCAGATGGTCTACCATGTTCTATTGCACATTTTCCTGTAGTAAAATCTATAGTATTTTTGCGGTCAGGATCAAAACTTTCTGTTAAAAAATAATAAATATATTTATCACCATTTATTTCAACTATTCTATAAGATATTGCAATTTTCCCAACAACTTTAAAAAGACATCCTGAAGGAGCTGCAGCATCAAACTCATATGGAACGGTTTGTACTACTGATGGAAAATTAGCACGATTAAACAATTCTAATATTTGTCTTTCGCTTAATTCATTACTACTTCTAAAACCTTTTTGTGGTGAAACAAATGCAGAAAATCCAGAAATATAATCTATAGAAACTCTTTGATATGTTCCCAAAGGAAACCATAAAGAACTTTTACTATATGATGAAGGTGGTAAATCGCAAAATAATAAACTAGTTGATGTACTTTGAACAAATCTAACTAAAAAATTATTTGCTAACTCAAATCTTTCTATTGTAGTAGAAGTGCTCATTGGTAGACATTGTATTCTTTTCAGAATATTTATACAAGCGTCATTTTCCGTTGGATAATCTTGGTCATCATCACCAGATAAAGAGGTTGCTTTTTTAGATGTTTTTTTAGTTTCAGTTTTAAGTTGAGGAGGTTCGTATGTAGGTACTTTTTGTCTAAGGTCACTATCCTGTTTTTTCATAAGATTAGCTATAGTCGTCCCAATTACCCTTATAATACTTAACACTTGATCGTGTCCCATATCTACATCTATTTCACCATTTGATTCTTCCGCAACAGATACTTCTGTATATTTTTTAAAAACTTCTTCCACACCTTCTAATCTCTTGCAACCTTGATAATAAGAAACTGCCAAGTAACATTGTGTTACCCAATAAGGTAGATGATAATCAATCATTCTATGATGTTCTAAGTTTTGTTCTGTTTCGGTTGTTAACTCTGTTTCATGTTCATAAACTATTCCTGAAAGAGTAACAACAAAATTACTATACGCATCTAATAAATCTTTTACTCTATCCAAACATATATAAATAGTTTCAATATCTAATCCCGATTTTGCTTGTAAAGAAACCGTAATACCAGAATATATTCCAAATTTTTCAATAATCTCTAAAATATTTTTAACTAAAATTCCTTCAGTAGATCCCACTCTTAATCTTATGTTTTCTAATTTTGCATATACTGATTCATGTTCACCTTTTTCAATAGAATTTATTGCGGTTATTAAAGAACTAAACTCATTAAAAAGTTGATTAAGATCAACATCTTCAATTTGAGAAAATCTTGGAGCAATTGCAGTAATTGTCTGTAAAAATGTATCAACTGCAGTTTGTAGACCAATATTAATTGCTTCATTAATAGCCTGTGCAGATGGTTCTAGTTGCGCAAGTGTTGCATTTCCTGAAAGTCTCATCATAAGAGCTATAAAATGATATGGAACAAATGTAATAATAGATTGTCCTGCACCAGTTTTTCTAGGTAAAATAGATTGCGTTACTCCAGGAACTCTTTCCTGAATATCTGCTCCTTCGCAAGAAGCAATTTTATCTGAACTAACTATCACAGAAATTGGGGTGTTGTTAGTAACATCAAAATAATTGTCTTCTTCTTTGTCTTCTTCTTTGTCTTCTTTTTTTCTCCTTTTTGTATTAGATGTAGACATTCCAAGTTTTTGTTTCAAATTTTCTAAAAGGGAAATTTTAACAATTTCGCCGCCTTGAGTTATATCAGATAAACCTTTATCTAGATATGGTCCATAAATTAGGAGCAACTGTATTAATTGGGATTCTTTATCTAGTCCTGATGCGGGACTCATAATATAATTATATGCAGTTTTCAACACAGTTGTTGCATACTCTTCTTGTTGTGGTGGATATGACGAACCTTCTAATCTAGGAGAGTCTCTTATAGCCTCTATAATAGGCACTGGTTGTCCTTTAATAGAAAATGTAGCAGTTGCTAAATCTATATTGCGTCCATTTCTGAGTACAGATTTACCTACTGATATCAAATATGCTAAAGCTTGAGTTAAAGATGCAGCAAGAGTTTTATTTGGCGTTGCTCTATCACTAGTAAATAATAATGAATCAAATAAATCTTTAGGTGATTGATCTACATTCATTTTTACAGCTGTTTGAGGACCCTTTGAAGCTTTTTCACCTCCTCCTGCAGCTGCTCTAGAACCCTTTTTAGAAGCAAATTTGGCAGTTGCTTCTTCTATTGTTCGTACATCCCTTTCCAATAAATTTATATCAATTGTTCCATTTGGATTTATTTTGCAGAACCCTGAGATTCTTGCAGTTCCAGTAAATTCACCTTGCAATTCTTTATGCAATGCATTACGACCTTGTCTTGCAGCGTTATTTAATATTGTTATTTCACCATTAACATGTTTAAGGTCATAACGTTGTTCTTCAAATTGTTGAAGTAATTTATAAACAACTAAATCTCCTGTTTCTGTATCCTCCATACCACCACTAGCCAAAAATTGAGATTGGTCAGCATCTCCAGCATCATCCTCCATTTTAGCTCC